GCCTGTCGTACAAAATCACTTACATGTAGAGGTTCGACTGGAGGATAAACTATTGACCCAATTAGATTTAACACTGGTGAGCCGGGCGGGACTCGAACCTTGAACGGGGCTGAATCGGCGTAAGTTGTTGTTTTCAGGTTCGCGTGAAACCCGTAAAACACATAAATTCATGCCTTCACTACAACCCTATTACAATCGGCAGCGGTATTTGTGTGGCGTCGGATGGCCAATGACGCCGTACGCATCGCGCGGTGGTAGGAGTCGAGACTCTCCAGGCGGTCGCGGCACGTTTGACAGATCAAGAGATGTTCTTCGACGGTGCGGGTTTCGCCTTCCAAAGACATCCCGAGCGAGTAGCGCTCAAGGCGTTCGTCCTGGAGGTGGTTGACGCTCTCCACGGTTACATCCTCCGGTACAAGCCTACCAATTCTCACGGCCGGAGGGGTTTCAGAAAAATACTAGTACGCATGTGTTTTGTGGGGCGAACTTCCCGACTCGCTGCCTATACTTCAATCGTGCCGGAGAAATAACCAAACTCCAGCGCACGGAAGCCACTCTCCAATGAGCACTGAAAACCATAAAGCCCGAAGTGTCGCTGTATGCGGCATCGAAGACGATGAACTGATCGTAGACAACTTCGCCGGCGGCGGAGGCGCCAGCACGGGGATTGAATTGGCCCTTGGCCGTTCCGTGGATATCGCGATCAACCACGATCCGGAAGCCATCGCCATGCACGCGATGAATCACCCGCACACGCTCCACCTATGCGAGAACGTCTGGAAGGTGGATATCGCGGCTGTAGTCGCCGGCCGGAAGGTTGGGCTCGCGTGGTTCTCTCCGGACTGCAAACACTTCAGTAAGGCGAAGGGCGGGAAGCCGGTAGAAAAGAAGATACGCGGTCTTGCCTGGGTAGCGCTCCGCTGGGCCGGGATCGTCAAGCCACGCGTCATCATGCTGGAGAATGTCGAGGAGTTCCAGACGTGGGGACCGCTGGTAGGTGGTAAGCCTTGCCCGCGGCGCAAGGGGCAGACGTTCCGCCGTTGGGTGAAGCAACTTCAGGGCCTGGGATACACGGTCGATTGGCGCGAGATGCGGGCGTGCGAGTTCGGAGCGCCAACTATCCGCAAGCGACTGTTCATTGTCGCCAGGCGCGACGTGAAGGTCATTCCGTGGCCGGATGCGACGCACGGACCGACAGGGAACCTCTTCTTGGCTCCGTACCGCACGGCGGCGGATTGCATCGACTGGTCGCTTCCCTGCCCGTCAATCTTCCTCACGAAAGAAGAGGCGCGCGCTATCGGCGCTAACCGTCCACTGGCGGAAGCGACGATGCGGCGGATTGGCCGCGGCGTGAAGCGTTACGTGATCGATTCGGCGGAGCCGTTCATCGTGAGCATCAACCACGGGGACAGTGGCGGGAGAAGAGAGTACGGGATCGATGAGCCGTTCACCACGGCTACCCGGTACCAGGGAAGTGCTCTGATCTCTCCGTTGCTCGCTGGGCTCGGCGGCCGGATGGGGCAGTCTCCCGAGCGCTCGGTAGAAGATCCGTACCACACGATCACGGCGAAGGCGGATACGGCTCTGGTGACTCCGTTTCTGGCGAGCCTTACACACCAGGGCGGAGACCGTTGCGAGGATCTGGAGGAACCATTCCGCACAGTTACCGGGGCGCACAGGGGAGAGAAGTCGCTGGTAGTCCCGACGCTCGTGCAAACCGGTTACGGCGAGCGGGAGGGGCAGGCTCCGCGCGTGCCGGGAGTCGAGAAGCCGCTGGGGACGGTGGTGGGGAGCGGTAAGCACGCTCTCGTGGCGGCGCATATCACCCGGTTCAATCAGAACGGCATCGGCCACGGAGCGGACGAACCGCTCGATACCGCGATTGCAGGCGCTCCGCGGTTTGGCTTGTGCGCTGCATTCCTGGACAGGCAATTCGGGGGATCGGCGGGGAATTCAGCCGGCGAGCCGGTGGGGACTACGACTGCCGGAGGCGGCGGGAAGACGGCGCTGATGGCGAGTTCGCTGGTGAAGCTCCGCGGAACCTGCCGGGATGGACAGCCGGTGGATGAGCCGATGGCGACGGTGAGCGCGGGCGGTCTGCATATCGCCGAGGTCCGGGCGTTCCTGTTGAGCTACTACAGCACCGATCAGGACGCGCGGCTTACCGACCCAATCCCGACGCTTACCACGAAGCATCGCTTGGGGATTGTCACGGTTCACGGTATTGACTACCAAATCGTGGATATCGGGATGAGGATGCTCTCTCTTCGCGAGTTGTTCCGCGCGCAAGGATTCCCGGATGGATACGTCATCGAGCGCGGTCGCGATCCGCAGACCGGCGCCGAAGTGAAGCTCACGAAGACGGCACAGGTCCGCATGTGCGGAAACTCCGTCTCTCCTCCGCCGGCCGAAGCGCTGGTACGCGCGCAATTCTTCGGGGTAGCAGGGGAGCGGAGGGATGCGGCGTGACACGAGAGGAGTGGCTCAACACGTTGGCGGATAATCTACGGCCGTTGTTCGATGCCGTGGGCGCCACGGTGCCGGACTTGGTACGGGTGAGCGTAGGGTGGCCGAGCGCACGCGGGTTGTCGCTCAAGAAGCGGACTATCGGGCAGTGCTGGAGTCCGAAGTGTAGCGCGGACCATGCGACGGAGATCTTTATCAGTCCGTACCTGGGTGATGGCGGAGAGGTCGCGGAGACGTTGCTCCACGAGATGATCCACGCGGCGGTGGGGACGGAGTGCGGGCACAAGGGAGCGTTCGTGGAGACGGCTAAGAAGTTGGGATTTATCGCTCCATGGAAAAGCACGCCGGCAACTCCGGAACTGAAGGCGAGGCTCCAAGCGCTGCTACCTGGAGACTATCCGCACGGTTCGCTTAATTCCCTGAATGAGGGGATCAAAAAGCAACCGACTCGGTTGGTGAAGGTGCTGTGTCCGGGATGCGGGTACACGTTGCGCACTACGCGCAAGTGGCTCGATGAACGCGGCGCGCCGATCTGTCCATGTAACTCGAAGCCGATGGAGGCGGATGCGGCTCAAGTTTGAGGAGGTGACCTATGCGCGGGGATACCGGCAGGGCAGGTGGACACGGGAGTCCAGTCGAGAATCCGACAGGGCACAGCAAAGCCTATCGGTTGGTTGACGGTAAAAGCCCGCTTTAACTGAACGCAGTGGCAGTGGATGCACCTTACAAATGCGGGGCCGGGACAACTCGGCTCCGCGCAAAAGGAGAGAAATGCGAAGCGTAAACACGGTGACGTTGCTGGGCAACATTGGGCGGGATGCGGAGACGAAGTTCACGCCGAATGGCGTCTCGCGATCCACGTTCAGCGTTGCCACGTCCAGGCGCTGGAAGGATAAGCAGTCCAACGAATGGAAAGAGGAGACCGACTGGCACAACGTCGTTTTGTGGAAGTCGGAGAACCTGGCGGGATACCTGTTGAAGGGTAAGCAGGTCTACATCGAGGGGCGGTTGCAGACGCGTTCTTACGAGACGAAAGAGGGCGAGAAGCGCTACGTCACGGAGATCATCGCGAACGAGCTGATCCTGCTCGGCGGCGGCGAACGGAAGCCGGGTGAAGCGGAACCTCCGTCGCATAGCAGTAATCCGGACGATGTGCCGTTCTGAGGATGCGATGAAGCGATTACTCCAAAGAATCAAGGCATGGTGGGGCGGCGCGCCGGTTCAGGCGCGGCCGTCTCACGCGTACGCCATCTCCGGATGGGTTCGCGGGGCGGACGGTGTTTACCGTAACGGCGATGCGACGATCTGCCGGCGCGGGCGTGAGTGGGTGAGGAGCGACGGGAAGTCTTTTCCGACACTGCACACCGCTATCAAGCCGGAGCGCATCGAGCCGGACCCGGCGGCGCTGTTTGAAGAGATGAGTAGGGCGGCGGCGGCTCCGTTGATCAGTGCGCAGAGATCGGAGGACGGGCAGGATGCGTGAGGCCAAAAGCGAAGTACAGAAACGGATCGATCAAATCCTGTCGAAGCCTTTGACGCTCGGCAGCGAGCGGAAGGTGCTGAACCTCATCCGGGCGAGAGATTTGGAGATAAAGCAGGCGGCGGCCGTGGAGGGTAAGGATGCCTGAAGTTGTCACGAGCGAAGAGTACGTGAACGGATTGCGGGCGCTGGCGGACTTCTACGCCGCGAATCCGGAGATGCCGGTTCCGAGTTGGCGCTCGGTTTCCGTGGATCTCTGGAAGAAAGAGGATTTCGTCAAGGCGATACGGACCATGGCCCATGGCGGATTGGTTGAGAAGCGCACCGACAGCGCGAAAGATATCCTGGCAAACCACCACGCCATCCGACAGTTTGGCGCCGTTCAGTTGGACGTGCGGATCAGCAAATCGCAGGTGTGTCAGAAGGTCCGCAAGATGGTTGAGATGGACGTGTGGGAGTGTCCCGACTCACTGCTGGATGAGGGTTAGCGGGATGCTGGCGCGCTATCGCAAATTTCTGGAATCGAAGTCGGTCATAGCTCCGGAGCGGGGCTATGACGGGCCGATCACGATGAATCCGTCGCTCAAGCCGCACGCTCGGGACATTGCGGCTTGGATGATCCGGGGTGGCGCGCGGGCGTGCTTCGCGAGCTTCGGCCTGCACAAGACTTCCATCCAGTTGCAGATCTGTGAATCCCTGCTCGATGCGTTTCCAGGTAAGGCGGTGACGGCGTTTCCGACCTGCCCGAATTGCGATGACCTGAACCTCGGATGCCTGGAGGCGCTGCCGGCGATCTTCGGGAACATGGAGCAGACGGTGCGGATGATGATCGACCGGCATTGCTTCATCCGGGCGCGTAGGGCTCTGGCGCGCAAGAGGTGGAGACGGTGACGCGCGTAGTCAACCGGAGGCGGGAGGCGTTCGACGTGTACATTGGGCGGCCGTCTCCGTTTGGCAACCCGTTCAGCCACCTTCCGGGGACTCTGGCTCAATTCCGGGTGGCGAGCAGGGATGAGGCGATTACCCGGTTCCGGGAGTGGTTCCAGGGACAGCCTGAGTTGGTAGAACGGGCGAAGCGGGAACTTGCCGGGAAGGTGCTCGGATGCTGGTGTAAGCCGGCGTCCTGCCATGGGGATGTGATCGCGTCGATTGTGGATGGCGGTGACGGAATCTCTGAGGTTGAACTGAATCCGACCTCGGATCGACAGCCAAGTCTATTCGAAGTCGATGGCAAGTTGACCTGAGGTTGACTTGAGGTCAACTTGGATGGCCTGGTGTGTTTTCGCGGGTGAGGTTCGGATCTCGTTTGTAATGATGAATGTGTGAGTTACGAGACTCCATAGCGCTCGACTTGAAGTCAACCTAAGGTCAACCTGGAAGTCAATCCAGGTCCACTTCAGGTTAAGCCTATGTAGTGTTATGTATTAGGTTTTAATTCTTTCTTTCAGGGAAAAATCATGAACGCGACGGTTGGGGCGGAGCTATGTTCGGACTATCTGGCGATCTGCAAGCGGGCCATCGGGACGTTGCAACGCAGGGGCGTATGCGAGTGGATCGAGCGTGAGGAACTGATCGCGGAGGGTTGCCTGGCGCTGTCCACGCGGAAGCCGGATACGGCTGCACTGGCGGTCAAGATCGCGCGGGATGCCATGATCGACGCGGTACGTAAGAGCGAGCGTCAAGAACGTGGCAGGGTGGAAGTGCGGGCCGGATTCGGCGCCGACAGCGCGGATGAGGTATCGGACGGAGATCAGTGGGATGCGACTGTCCATGGAAAGCAGAATCTCCAGCCGCTGAACACTCACCCGGATCTCTGGGAAGCCATGAAGGCTCTGCCGGCGCGTCAGTATCAGGCGATCACGCTCCTGTTTTGGGGACAGAAGACCTTGGCGGATATCGCATCGGAGATGGGCGTGAGCTTTCAGCGCGTATCCCAGATCATCCAGGACGCAAAAAGAAATATTCACTCCGCACTAGAAAACAGCAAACCCCATACGGTTACTAATGTGAGGGGGAAAGAAACTCTGCGGGCGGTCCTTTCGGGCCGAACGGACGTGGCGTAGGCCAGTATATGAGCTTCCAATTCCCAGAGCGGTTAATCCCCCCATCCACTTCCCCGTCGGGGAACACGTATCCGGCGCTGCTAATTGCGCGCGAGACGGCAGATATACCGACTGCGCTCACTTCGGACGAACGGGACCGGGCGGCGCGGAAGGTGAGTCGCAAGGTGCTCGATAACTTCTGGAACGATGTCGGGCACGTCGGTTCATCTCCGTTCCTGCAATTGATGGGAGTTGGCGGATACAACGAAAGCGCTCAGAAGAATCGAGAGCGAATCGCGCGAGAGTGTCAGTCCGACAACCGACTGTTGTCCCGGAAGGTGTCGTAAATGGCGAGATCGACGGGAGCGATATCGGGTGAGGGCGGAACGGTCCATCCGCACTTCGTGGAGCGGGCGGATCAGATCGAGGATCGGCTCATCAAGCTGATCGACGGCGGTGAGGACCTGGCGAATTGGTTTCATCTGCCGGACTTGAGTTCGGTGATTCGCGAAGGGTAACGACTTTTGCGTGGAGTCTGGCGGGCTCCACGCAAGACGGCAGGGTTGAGGTGTGGGCGCATCTCCCCTGCCGGGGCGTCGGGGATTGGCGGTAGCTACGACGATTTAAACTCGCAACCGCAACGTTGGGCCGTGGCGTAACTGAACACGGCAACGCGCAATATGCGCAAAGGCGTAAGGGCGGCCGGGACTTGCCATGACAGCCGGGATAGACCGGCACTGAGGGGACAACTGGCTTTACCTGATTCTAAGCAACCCCACAAATGCGACCAATCAGGAGGTGTATCTGGCAACCTTCGGGACGGGTATAAATAGGCCGTCCGATTAAAGCCGGGGTGACTTTGAGGTAGGGTTTCAATACGAAATCCTCCGGACATTCAACGAAAGGGGCTGGATAGGCTGAAGTATCGACCGATTCCAGCCCCGCTGAACAAACAAACAGGTAGGGCAGGTAGCCGGTGAGGTATTAACCGACTCCCTGCCCTTTTTCATTTGGTGCATTCGGGATGAGCTTCGATTCAACGTGCAAGTCGATTGGACTGGAGGCGTCGCCGGATGTGGTTGATGCCTGCCGATTCCTTGAGGAGCGCGGATACGTCTTCTTGGTGGACTTCGGGGTTCAGAACGCACACCAAATCGCCGGGGAAGTGATTGTCGGATATGCCGCGCCACCCTACTCCAATATTTCGCGGGCGAATCGAGAACGGGAAGATCTGTTTAGATCACCGCGAAGACTTCGCTGCTCTCATCGCACGGCTAGGTGGAAGTGACATTGACCTCCGGTTGAGCAAGCACCGTAGGGCGCGGTCGCTGAGTCAGAACGCCTACTACTGGTCAACGGTGATCCCGATACTCGCTGAGCACTGCGGTTACGAAGACGAAGAGATGCACGAAGCGCTGAAGTGGCGCTACTTGCAGGTACACGGCAAGGAGATCGAGACGCGGGCGAGCTGGGTGACACTGCCCACGGTCCGCAGTACGACGGACCTCGACACGGCGGAGTTCACGGAGTTCATTGAGCAGGCGCGGCGGCTCGCGGCGGAGATGGGTGTGGTGATACCGGGGCCGGGAGGGTGCGAATGAGCGTGAAACGGTGGGGATGTGATTCGAGCAGGCGCGCGAATGAACTAGAACTGTTGGCGCAAGCGGTCTACGACATGAGGGACGCAACGCCGAGCGTAGACGAAAAGACGTGGCGTGAACTGGACCGCATGGCCGGCAAGTTAAGCAAGATTGGGGCGCGCTGCCGGAAGTCATGAGTATCGAGGCAGCGGATGCGCTTATGGCGGTGTTTGGGATGAAGCGAGTAAAGGCGCGGCGAACCGGTACGCGTCGAAGCCGGGTGGTAGACAAAGACTACCTGGCATGGATCGCGGCGCAGGGGTGCATGATCTCTGGCAAGCGTGCCACGGTGCATCACGTCAGGCGGTGTGGTGAACAGAAGGATGACAGGCGGACGCTTCCCCTGGCTCCTGAGTACCACATGATCCAGAACGGACCGCGAACGTCCATCGAAGCTCTGGGTAAGGAGAAGTTCGAGGCACGGTACGGAGTAGACCTGGAGGCTTCGATCCTGAGGTACAACGCGCGCTATGAGCGGGAGATGTCCACAGTGCGGCGGTAGTGACCTGGCGGTGGAGGCGTACGACTTCGGTCGATGCTCACAGACTGGATACTACGATGCCGGCGAACGGTGGCGCTGTAGAACGTGCGGTGCGAGCGGGGATGTTGAGGAGATCGATGGTGAGACAGAGACTGGCAAGGACGCTACGCAGGTTGGCTGATTGGCTTGACCCTCAGAGGAAGCCGAGACGTAAGCGGGTGAAGAGAGAAGAGGCTCCTCCGTTGTTGCACGGATGGCCTGAGGAACCACGGTAGGGGGTGGGGGGGTGCGTGGGTCCTTCCGGACACCCCAAGAGGTGCGGGTTAATTAATCGCGCAGTTTTTCCAGCGACAGCCTATTCCGGTGGGTGGTCGGGTAGTCACTTTAAGGTTGTCTGTCTATGTCACTGAGTCTACGGGCCTATGCCAAACATCGCGGAGTGAGTCTGGCAGCGGTACAGAAGGCAATCAAGGCCGGAAGGGTGACAACCACCGCTGACGGCAAGATTGACCCGGATAAGGCTGACAACCAGTGGAAATCACGGACTGATCCTGCCAAGCAACAGCGAAAGCGGAAGGTTGCACCTGCTCCGCCTGCCGAGCCTGAAGTGCCGAGCACTCCGGCGGAGGACGGCGGCGGCGCCGAACCGGAGGCGAGTCCCGACGATTACTGGAAGTCGCGGGCGGCTCGCGAGTACTGGGAGTCGGAACTCTCGCGGCTGAAGGCCGGACGGGAAAAGGGGAACCTGATCGTCCGGGAAGCGGCGGAGAAGGCGTGGGGCGGAATGGTTGTCGCCACCAGGACGAAGGCGCTGTACCTGCCGGCGCAACTAGCGAACCGTCTGGCGGCGGAGTCCGACCCGATCAACGTTGAGCAGATTCTGAAGGACGCGATTTACCGGCTCCTGTCGGAGTTGAGTGAATACCAGCCAAACGAATGAACACTGCCGAGCTAGTGCTATCGACGGTTCTGAAGATGTGGGAGCCTCCGCCGCGGCTCACGTTGTCGCAGTGGGCGGACAAGTACCGCCACACTAGCGGGGAGGCAAGTAGCGAGATCGGCGAGTGGGTTACCCGACCATACCAGGTCGAACCGATGGACGCCTTCACTGATCCGCACGTGCGGGTGATTGTGATTCAGTCCGCGGTGCAGATGCTGAAGACTGAGTTCATCCTGAACGCCATCGGGTACGTGATTCATCTGGATCAGGGTCCGGTGTTGGTGTTGCAGTTCCGTGATACGGATTGCGAGATCTTCTCGAAGCGGCGCCTGGCGCCGATGTTGCGGGACACGCCGATCCTGAAGGGGCTTGTCGCGGACAGCCGTGGCCGTGACTCGAACAACACGATCACGGATAAGACCTTCGCCGGCGGGCACATCCGAATCGCTGCCAGCGCATCGCCTGGAAACCTGGCGGCGTTGCCGATCCGGTACCTGTTCTGCGATGAGGTGGATAAGTATCCGGCTTCGGCCGGCGGCGAAGGTGATCCGATCACTGTTGCCGAGGGTCGCCTGGAAGAGTTCGCGCATTCATCGAAAGAGATCCTGACGTGCTCTCCGACGCGGGCCGGTTTGTCGCGCATTGAGAAAGCGTACCTGGAGAGCGATCAACGGGTATATGAGATTCCGTGTCCGTACTGTGGCGCGATGCAGGAACTGTGGGGATGGGCTTGCTGGATCAATCAGGTTCACTTTGACACCACTCTGCCGAGCCGAAAGAAGCAAGCGGACTCCGCTTATTACGAGTGCGTTAGTTGTAAAGCGCACTGGACTGACTCGGACCGCTGGAAGGCGGTGTACGCGGGCAGGTATCGAGCGACGGCGCCATTCAACGGCGTGGCCGGATTTCGGATCTCTGCTCTGTGCTCACTGAAAAAGCGGCTAAGTGAGTATGTAGCGAAGTACTTGAAGGTCAAAGAGGATCAGGAACAGCGCAAGGTATTCGTCAATACGATTCTGGCGGAGACGTGGACGGAACCCGGCGAGCAACTGGACTTTCAGACGTTAGTCGAACGCCGTGAAGATTACGCGGTGGGATCGATTCCTGGCGGTGGTCTATTCCTGACAGCGTTTGTGGACGTTCAGCGCGAAGACGGCGGCCGTCTTGAAGCTCGGGTGAACGCGTACGGCGAAAACCGACAGCGATGGGCTGTCGAACACCGAACCTTTCCTGGAGATCCGACGGACACTACCAGTCCGAAGTCTCCGTGGCGTGGCGTGGAGTTAATGCTCTCGGAAACGTGGGCTACGGCTTCGGGCGCCGAGCTTCCGATAGAGCGGATGTTCGTGGATTCCGGCGACGGTGCCGTGACTGCCTCCGTTTACGAGTGGGTGAAGAGGCAAGACCGGCCGAGAGTGTGGGCTGTTAAGGGTGACAAGCGGTGCGATACGCCTGTAGGTCCGCCTAAAGCGGTGGAGACTACGACGGGCGGAAAGAAGATTAAGCACGGCGTGGTCTTTAAGATCGTCAACACTGACTTCTTTAAGGCGCAAATCTTCGCTGATCTGGGAAAGCGGCCACCGACACCACAGGAACTGCGTGATGGTCTGGGTTACCCGCATGGGTACATCCACATACCTGCCGATGATGAGGTGTTCGGAGATGAGCACTGTAAGCAGTTGTGCTCTGAGCGCATCGTAACGGTGCGCAAGCGGAACGGCCGTCAGGTCACGGAATACGAGAAGACGCGGCCACGCAACGAAGCACTGGACACGATGGCGGGTTGCGACGCGGCGGCTTGGGATTTGGGTGTCAGTCGATTCAAGCCGCGCAATTGGGCTGCACTTCGGCAGAAGGTGCAGGAACTGGAAACAGTGCCAGCGGTTGAGGTGCAGGATGACAAGCCGGTGGAAGCGGAGCGTAAGCCTTCGCGGTTCCGGACTTCAAGATCGAGGTACCTGTAAATGGCGTATACGACGGACGATCTGCAAAAGATCGAGAGACTGATCGCGGGCGGCGTGCAGCGTGTGCGCTTCTCGGATGGCAGGGAGCAACAGTTGGCTCCGGTGAAGGACCTGATGGCGATCAAGTCGGATATCGAGTTGGATCTAGCCAAGCAATCTTCGACGCGGCCAGCGGTTCGGCGTATCCACGTTTTCACGGATAAGGGGTTCTGATGCTGGTCGATCAATACGGTAGAAATCTCCGAGCCGGAGCGTTCGATACCTCCGGCAGTCCTCCGTCGTGGGATGCGGCGGGGAGCGGGCGCCGGTTGCGCGCATGGAACCCCGGTATGACGGGTCCGAACTCGGTGCTGATCTACGCGGCGGACACGTTGCGGGCGCGGTGCCGGGACATGATTCGCAAGAATCCATGGGCGGTGAGCGCGATTAATTCGAGCGTGTCCAACGTCGTGGGGAGTGGGATCAAACCGCAGAGTCAGGCGCCTGGAGAGTACAAGAAAAAGATCCAGGACCTGTGGAACGAATCCTACCCGGAGCTTGACGCCGCGGGGCGGTGCGACTTCTACGGACTGGAGGCGCTGGCCTGGAGATCAGTGCTTGAGGGCGGTGAGGTGCTGGGCAGGACACGGCCGCGGTTTCCGGAAGATCGGCTCGCGGTTCCGATTCAGTTGCAATTACTGGAAGCCGAGCATCTACCGGAGACCTACAACCTTCAGTTGGAGAACGGCAACGTCGTACGGGCCGGGATCGAGTTCGACAAGATCGCGCGGCGCCAGGCGTACTGGCTCTATCGCGAACATCCGGGCGACCGAGCGCTGTTCCTGTCGGACAACCTGGTGCCGATGCAGGTTCAGGCGACAGTGAACGGCGTCGCGAATGTGCTTCATGTTTACCCGCTGCTGCGGCCGGGACAGATGCGCGGACTTCCGTGGCTCACTCCGGTGCTGGCTCGGCTCTACGAGATCGATCAGTGCGAGGATGCGGAGCTGGTCAATCGGAAGATTCAGAATCTGTTCGGGGCGTTCGTAAAGAAGAACGGGCCGGAAGATTCCGTGCTCGGCGAAAACACAGATGACAACCGTGAGGCCACGGTCGATCTGCAATTAGAGCCGGCGGCGTTTCAGGTTCTACTGCCTGGAGAGGATATCGTCTTCTCGCAACCGGGAGGGAACGCGGCTGATTCGGAGAAGTTCATCCGCGTGGCACTCCGCGCGATTGCGGCCGGACTGGGAATCACGTTCGAGCAGTTGACCGGAGACATGACGGGCGTGAACTACTCTAGCGCTCGCGTAGCGCTGTTGGAGTTCCGGCGCCTGTGTGAACAGTATCAGCGTCAGGTGATGATCTTCCAGTTCTGTCAGCCGTTCTTTGAGGCGTGGCTGGATCAGGCGGTGATCTCCGGTGCGCTGGTGTTGCCGGGGTATGCGCAGAACCCGCGGCCGTATCGAAAGGTTGACTGGCATCCTCCGCGCTGGGACTGGGTATCTCCGAAGGATGATATCGCGGCTGAGCGCGCGATGGTGGAGGCGAAGTTCAAGTCTCCGCAACGGGTCATCAACGAGATGGGCGATGACATCGAGCAGGTCTACCGGGAGTGCGGTGAGGCCGAAGCGCTGGCCGAGAAGAACGGCATTACTCCGGTGTATGGGACGGTTCGGATTAACGAGAACCTGGACCAACAGGGCGCTCCGGTGAAATCGGCGAAGGCGTCGCGGTGGGGAAAGGTGAAAGCGTTCTTTTGGTAGAGGGTGAATAACGAATGCGAAATTACAATTATCTTGCAAGCCGAATGCTCGGCACTCCGCTCCTGATAGAACGCGGGAAACTCGATGCGATCTTGACGGCGCTGAGTCCGCGGCTCGGGATCGAGATGCCGGAATCTCACGCGGCGACCGTCACTGGAGACAGTCGCCGGAAGCCGTACGCGGTTACGGCGGATGGGATCGCGATCATCTCCGTGATTGGTCCGCTGGTGAAGCGTCAGAGCGGGATGTTCCTGTCTGGAGGTCCGACCACCTACACCCAGATCGAGTCCGAATTCCTGGATGCGGTGGAAGATCCGGGCATCAAGGGGATTCTGATAGAGGCTGACTCGCCCGGTGGGGAGTCAACGGGGGCTTTCGAGCTTGCGGACCTGATCTACTCCAAGCGGGGAGAGAAGCCCATCGGGTGCGCTGTAGACGGGGACGCCTTTAGCGCTTGCTACGCGCTGGCTTCCGCGTGCGATTGGGTGTTTCTGACCAAGAGCGGTGGTGTCGGTTCGGTGGGCGTGTGGATGTTGCACGTGGACCGATCCGCGGCGAACGCCGATGAAGGCCTGAAGCCAACGTACATCTTCGCCGGGGCGCATAAGATCGATGGCAATCCCGATGGCCCATTGTCGCCGGAGGCGTTGGCATCTTTCCAGGGAGAAGTGGACCGGATCTACGGAATGTTCGTGGATTGCGTGGCGCGGAATCGGAATATGGCGGCCGATGATGTGCGGACCACGGAGGCGGGGCTGTTCTTCGGAGCCGGTGCTGTATCGGTCGGATTCGTGGATCAGATCGGAACGTTCTCGGACGCCATGGATCGCATGTGCGGGGACGTTCAAAAGTTTAACGGCGTGGCGATGTCCGCCACGAATTCAGGAGGCAAGAGCATGAAGACGAAAGACGGGGCGGACATTCAAGCCGCGCCTGCCGGGGAATCCGGCGCGCCGAACGTGGCGCCAGCGGGACCGGATTATCAAACCGCCGTTCGGATTGTGGAACAGTGCGCCGTGGCGGGGTTGTCCGCACGGGCCGTGCTGGCTCACTTGACGAAGCCGGGGGTAACGGTGGAATCGGTCAATCAGGAACTGATTGCCCAACGGGCCGCGGAGGGCGGCACCGAAATCGCATCGCATATCCTGCCGGACGCCGGCACGGGTACCGAGGTGAAACCGAGTCAGAGCGCGGTCGTGAAGGCCTGTGAGGCGCGCGCCGCAGCATTCAAAGGAGGCAAGTAAACAATGAGCGCACTCTCGCAACCGAAGTATTTGGGCGACTGGCTCAAGTACGAAGGGGAAAACCGCTACAGCCGTACGAACGTGACGCTGTTGACCGGCACGAACTACGTCAGCGGCGCCGTTCTAGGCAAGATTACCGCCAGCGGTAAGTTCACGCTGTACGATAACACCGCAGTTGACGGAACGCAGACGGCGGTAGGGGTTCTGGTGAACGCGGTTGACGCCACGGGCGGAGATAAGCCGGGTGTCATGGTCAATCGCTTGGCTGAGGTCAACCCCAACAATCTGATGTACCACGCGAACAATGCAGCCGGGGATATCACCGCTGGTCTGGCCGATCTTCTGGCCATCGGCATTGTCGCCAAGGAAGGAGCCTAATCAACGTGTCGATGATCAATCCTTTTGCCGGTTCCGGCTTTTCGATGGCGGCGCTTACGCTGGCCATCAACAAACTGCCCAACAAGTACACCTTGCTGGGCGACATGGGCCTGTTCGATGAGCAGGGCGTGACTCAGCGCTCCGTCATTATCGAGCAGCGCAACAACGTACTGAACCTCCTGCCCACGAAACCGCTGGGCTCTCTCGGTACGGCGGGTAACATCGGAAAGCGCGAAGTGCGATCCTTCGTGATTCCGCACATCCCGCATGATGACGTGGTTCTGCCTGGCGAGGTCCAGGGTGTGCGCGCGTTCGGCTCCGAGTCGGATACCGACACGATGGCGAACCTCATCGCCGGCAAACTCCAGACGATGAAAGACAAGCACGCCATCACCAAGGAATGGTTGCGAGCCGGCGCGCTCAACGGTATCGTTTACGATGCCGATGGAACCTCGGTCCTGTATAACTATTTCACGGAGTTCGGCATCACCCAGCACACCCAGAACCTCCAGTTGAGCGTTTCGACCACCGAGGTTGTGCCGCTCGCCCTGGCCGTGAAGCGCTGGATCGAAACCCACCTGTTGGGCGACACCATGACCGAAGTGATGGCCCTGTGCTCGCCCGAGTTCTACGACGCCTTCACCACGCAGGCGACTGTGAAGGACGCCTACAAGTACTTCCAGCAGCAGCAGAATCTGTCCGGCGACTTCCGCGCCGGATTCCGTCACGGCGGCGTGATCTGGAAGGAATACATCGGTCAGGCGACTGACGTTGCCGGTAACGTCCGGAAGTTCATCGCGGCGAATGAGGCTGTCGCCTTCCCGCTCGGAACTTCGCAGACGTTCTTGCTGCGCAATGCTCCGGCGGACTTCAACGAGGCGGCGAATACGGTCGGTCTGCCGATCTACGCCAAGCAGGAGGAGCGCGACATGCAGCGCGGTTGGGATCTGCACACTCAGAGCAATCCCCTGCCGATCTGCACGCGTCCCGAAGTCCTGGTGAGAATCACCAAGTCCTAAAGCGCCGTGCCGGGAAGGTTTGCCCTTGCGGGTGACACCTTCCCGGCTTCGCTTCCGGGTTAACGCCTTATGTCGGGATGGTTTGATATCGAAGCTGACGCCAACGTCGCGATGTTATCCGCGTTCGGCGCGACGGCAACACTTACCCCACAGGACGGCTCCGGCGGATGGCTTGACCCGGTGCCTATCGTTGGGGTTGATACCGTGCCTGGCGGGAACGGTCCGGACCCTAGCGTGGTGTGGTTTTGGGCCACCGATCCGGCGGCGCGCGGGGATCGGGTGACGTACAAGGGTACCGAGTACTTCGTGGAGGATCTGAAGGCGGACACCACGGGTAACGGGATCACTTTGAAGTTGAGGGCTACGTAATGCTGAATCCGAAGCTGATCACCGATGCGGTAGTGGCAGTGCTGTGTGAGATTCCTGAACTGGCCACGGCTATGACGGTGACAACCGGCGGCAACGCGGATCTTAGAATTACGGCGTTCCACTACCGGGCCGGTGCGGAGAATCGCCTGGCGGAGGCGATATACAAGATGCCGGCTCCGTCGATTCGGGTGGCGTGGGAGGGGACTCAGGGAGGTGACTTCAACGGTTACCAGGTCTGGAAGCATCGCATCGCTGTGTATCTTCGGATGGGCAACATGGCGGGCAATGTCGATCCTGTCGGGTATGAAGACCTGTGGTGGATGATCTGCAATCGACTGCCGGCGGGATCGAGTCAGAATATCCGGAACATCAACATTCTTCCGGAGCTGGACATTATGGATACTCCGAGCGTGGCTCATCTGCTCGATGAGGATCAGATCGACATATTTCGCGGGGAGTTTGTTCTCCCCGAAATGGGGGACAACTGATGGCAGTAGAGAAGGTAACACTTCGCCACCCGCACACGAAGGACACGGTAGAGGTCGAGGCGACTCCCGCGAACCTGGTGCCGTACATGGTGCGAGGTTATGAGCAAGTCAAGCCGGATGCTCCGGCCGGAGAGGGGGAGTAACGGATGCCAGCGAGAGTACAGCAGTTAATCATGGGTCTGGGCAAGGGGAAACAGACGAATATTGCCACGGCGACGTTGGCCGCTTCGTTTCTCCGGTTCAAGAAGATCAACGCGGATCTGACCACGCCGCGGCCGGTGTTCGAGAATGACGCGACGGAGATCGGTAAGGGGCACGAGTTTATCACTCAGACCTTTCCGTCTCACTACGACGTGGCGAACCGGTTGGAGAAGTATGCGTCCGCCGAGTTCGTGACGTGGGCGACGGCGTTCGGTTTGGGCAACGTGGTTGTGACGGGCAGCGGTCCGTACAATTACACGATAACTCCTATCGATCCGGGTACGGCGCTGGAGTTGCCGTACTTCAGTTTGATCGAGCAGGTGTCGGAGGGCGGCGGAAGCGCGGTCGATAACCTGTACGTCGGCAACGCGGTGGAGGATTGGCTCTACCAGTTCAATTACGGTCCGGGACGTTCTTCGTCCAAGATGACCGTCAACTGGGTGGGCTCCGGCAAGGTCACCACGCCGAGCGCGATCACTGTGCCGGCGCTGCAAACCGAAACCAACATGCTGGCGGCGTCGATGGCGTTGACCGTCAACGGCGTGGATTACGTCGGCACGAAGCGCGTTCTGTCCGGGTCCATCGGATGGAAAAACAACCTGAACCTGAATGCCGGATTCTTCCCTGGCTCGGGTACTCAGAACGGATGCCAGATCCGCGGCCGGATGGAGATCGGGGCGCGCGTGCCGAGCTTCCAAATCACGGTGCGATTGCTGTCGGGATCGACCGAATATGCCGCGCTGACCGGACAGACCACGGGGACGGCTGTCCTGACGGTGCAGTATGACGCCAACAACACGGTGACGTTCACCTTCCAGAAGATGGCGTTTCAGATGGTGGAGAACACGGAGGCGGACGGCATCGTCGCGGTGACGATCACGGGCGCGCCTCAGTACGATGCGACGAACGGCGTTCTGACGATCACTTCCAAGTGCTCGATTGGCGCCATTGCTCAGTAGTTCACTCCCAACGATTGGCTGATAAGCCAGCGCCGGACCTGAGGCATTCTCCGTGCCGATGAAGGTCCGGCGCTTTTGTTTCACAACCCATTAAAACAAGAGAGGAAATTACGAACATGCTGTACGGAGAATTGCCGGTAGTCACGATTGAAGGTGTCGAGTTGAAAGGCGTCACAGTGAAGGTCGCCAATCCGCCCAAGACGGCTGTCCTGGGATTGCCCACGAATGCGCAGATGCTGGAACGTCTGGATCAGCAGAAGTCGATCCGCCGGACGCTCGGCAGGCGTAAGTCTCAGACCGAGTTCATTCCGAACCTGAAAGCGGACCTGGATCTGTTCAACAAGATCCGGCAGGACAAGGGCGCGGAGTTCGATGAGTACGAAGCCGCTAACGCGGTGTCGAAGCTCACGTACTGCGAGGTCACGGATTGCCAGCGCGCCGGGGATGAATACCGGATCACGCTGAAGACGCCGTTCGGCGAGACGGTCCATGTGCTTCGGATTCCGACGCAGCGGGACATCACGGTGTATCGCCGCACGGTGGTATCGGCGACGGACCTGCCGCACGGTCAAGAGGAGCTTCGGTACCGCATCGAGCCGGCCGTGGCGCTGTACGATTCGGTGGCCGGCAAGATCGAGGGGTACGCGGCGTCATTCAAGGCGACGGATACGCCTCCGCATCACAAGTCCGCCGTCGTGGTGGAACTGGTGCAGGCTATCGATGACCTGGACCCGGCGCTTGACCCAAACTTCTAGCGCCGGATGAGTGGCCGAACCCGGTTCCTCTCCGGTTGCTGATTTACCGTTCGGTGCGGGCTCACGAACTATGCGACGGCGGCGAAGATGGGCCGCGGGCCTGCCCGGATGCGAACGATGTGACGTGTCAGAAGTGCGGAACCCGGCGCGAGGTGGACGATACCAGCGCGCCGGGTGAGTGTCCACAGTGCGGCGGCCGGGTGTGCGTGGTGAACCGGTGCGACCGCTGTCCGATGCTCGAACTGGAACACGTGCGCGCACACTCGAACGCGGGCCGCTTGTTCGAGCGGGTGTTGGAGTTGGAGTTCGACACTGCCAACTTCGCTGTGCCATGGAGTGAGGTCACGGCGGAAGAGGTGAAGGGACTCCAGGTGCTCAAGGATGAGCGGGACCGCTACCAGCGGGAATTGCAGAAGCGAGATCAAACACCATGAGCAAACGCTTCGTTTATCGGCCACTGTCGGGCGAGCAGATGGCCACCATCGGAAGCCTGGTGATTGCGGGTGTGCAGGCGCGCATCCGCAAGGGCCAGAATGTCTCGGATGCGGCGTCCAAGCCGCTGAAGCCGGGGCGCAACGGGAAGCGGGGCTATCCAGACCGCAAGGCGGCTAAGGGGCTTCAGGGCATCCGTGACCTGGTGTGGCGCGGTCTGACGATGCGGTCTATCCGCGTGATCAGCTCGAAGCCGAATGAGGTGCGGATCGGCTTCGACAATCCTGAGGCGGCGCGGATCGCGGCGATGAATCAGAACCGGGAAGCGGTGTTCTGGTTCTCGCCGAGCAATAAGAAGCAGATTCAGGAACTTGTTTCGCAGGCGATTCGAGCCGCTGAACTGGTGCGAGTCGGAAAGGTGGCATAGATGGACAGCAACATGATGACGGATGGCGTAATCAGCCTGGATGACCGTCCGGCGATAGCTGCGATTAATCGCGCCAATAGCGGGCTTGACGATCACGAGAAAAAGACCAAGACGGTGTTGGACCGTTCGGGCCGTGAGTGGCAGGTTTACGGAGAGGGACTTGTCCGGGTAACGGACAAGAGTAAGAATTCGCTTGACCGTCTGCTCGGTTCCATGCAGAAACAGGCGGAGATGGCCGGTAAGACCGGCGTTGAGCGGCTGATCACCCAGCGGGATCAGCTCATCAGTAAGTGGGGGCAGGAGGAGCGCGCGGTACAGGCGATCACGAAGGCGTACGAGAAGATGATCGCGGCGGAATCGGGCGGCGGTGGATCGCGGTGGCAGAAATTCGCGGAGGGGGTCAAGGGCTCGATTGAGAGTCCGTTGCAATCGATCAAGGGCGCGGCTGCGGGAGTCCTGGAGGCTATGGGGCCGGTGGGGATCGCGGTAACCGCGGTGGCGGCGACGCTCGGTACCGTTGCGGTGGCCGGGTTTGAAGCGGCGAAGGGCCTGGCGGAGTACGGACTCCAGATTAAGAACGTGGAGTTGCGGACCGGGTTGGGATCGAAGGAGGTCGGACAGTTCGGCTTTGCGGCGCGCATGGCCGGACAGGACGTATCGATCTTCGAGCGCATGATGAAGGGCCTGTCGGAAGCGGCGGATGAGCAATCGAGCAAGGGCGAGAAGGCGCGGGTAACTCTCCGGAACATGGGGGTCGATCTCCGCGGGATGACGGGCGAGATGAAGCCTACTTCCAGCCTGTTGTTGGAGATCTCCGAAGGGCTCGGTAAGCTGCCGGCGGGAGTGGAGCGCGATGCCGCGGCGATGGCTCTGTTCAAGAAAGTGGGCATCGAAGCTATCCCGGTAATCACGGGGCTCAATGAGCACGTGAAGCGCGCGAAAGAGTTGGGACTGGGGGCGACTGAGGAAGATCTGGCGCGGTGGGAGAAATATCACCAGAACGTCACTGAGGCGGAGGTGCTGTGGGAACGGTTCACGCGCAAGATCAAGGAACCTCTGGCGGCTCTGGTAACGATTGCGTTCAAGGATAAGGGCGGCCATGAGTACTCGATTGACGATCTGCAAAAGCGGGGCGTGAATCTCGGACAGTGGGCTCCGCGGACGCAACGTCAGGACGAAGAGGCTGCACGGGCGGCGGGGTTCGGCGCATCGGTGGACCGAAGGCGCGGATGGGCTGACGCGCTGGCGATGGATAGCGCTGTGTCCTACACGGGCAAGATCGAGGAGCGCAAGCGGGCGGATGCCGCGGTGCTGTCGTATCAGGCATCGGAAGGCCTGGCGGGACAACTGAAGGCGGCGGAAGCGGCGCTCGGTAAGTTGTCCAAACCGGAGGTCGGTGTCAGTTCGGTAAAAGATGTGTCGGAGTATGGCGCCGCGGAGAAAAAGGTCCAGGGCCTGAAAGATCGGATCGAAGCCGGCAAGCATGTGATTGAGCAGTTGAAGGAATTCCGGCGCGCGGCGGGCGAGTTCGAGAAGAAAGGCGATGAGGCGGAACTCTCGGCAACGGGCAAGATCTACTATCAGCGGGATCTACTGCTGAAACAGGCGGAGAAGCTGAAGGGTGTCGAGGGCGACATCGCGAAGATCCGCCAGGCTGCCGATGAGCAGGCGTCCGCCGTGTTTAAGAAAGATTGGGCGGCGTTCGAAGCGGAGGACCGTAAGGAACAGGCTGATCGGCAGAAGCGCCGGATGGGGATGTTCGAACCGTCGAAAGAGCAGATGAAAGAGTGGGGCGAAGGGTTCGCGGCGAAAGATCAGATCGAATCCATCAACATGCAGGGGCGGCGGGATACGCTGAACCGGAACGCGAGCAGGGCGGAGCGGATGGTCGGGTTGAGCGGGTTGTCCGGGATGGATGCGATCCGGGCGACGTATCAGATCCGGCTGGAACTGGCGAAGCAACTGGCCGTAGTCGAAGCGGATCGGATCTCGAAAGAGGAGAACGCGGCTAAGAAATCGGTTGAGATCGCGCAAGCGCAAAAGGACGTGCAAAAGCAGATCGCGGAGGCGCAAGAAGAAGCGCTGATGAAGCAACTTGAGCTACAGAAACAGCAGATGGATATGCTCAAGCGCGAATCGGAAGGTCTGTGGAATACGCTTTTGACGAAGCCTGGGCAGTTCGGCGGCCAGTTGAAAGACACGATCCACGCGGCGGTGCTCAAGCCGATCACGGAAGGGCTTGCGGGGATGACGGCGAACGTTCTGAAGCCGATCATTTACGGGGCCGATGGACAGAGCGGTGTCGCTGGATTCTTCAAAGGGATGTTCGGCGGCGGGGCGAAGTCGGACCCGATGAAGATGGCCACCGATATGAATACGGCCGTCACGGCGCAGAACTCGGCGGCGATGGCGACGTTGACGGCCGTCCTGGCGGGAGCGATGGGGATGGCGGCTCCGGCGGTGGCGATGCCGGCGGGTGTCGGTGGGATCTCGTTACCTTCGATTGCGGCTTCGGCTGTATCGGGCGGCGGCGGGTTCTCTTCGGCTGCCGGCGGGGCTGGCGGCTTCGGCGGCTTCGGTAGCGGTACGGTGGCAGGCGCCGGGGGTGGCGGAAGTCCGCTGTCGGGAATCATGGGCATGGGCCGCGGCGGTTTCGGTGGGATGCTGTCGGGTCTGAAGTCTGCGATTGGGCTTGGTAACATCAGTACCGATTCGAACGGCGGCCGGTGGGCACAGGTCGGTAATCAGTCTATCTCGCTCGATTCGGTGGGCGGGTACGCGAACGCGATTGGGCGGTCTCCCGCTTTCGGGGCGGCCGGGTCGATGTTGGCGATGCAGGGATTGATGGGTTCCAGCCGTAGCACGTGGGGAGGCGTCGGAATGGGCGCTGCCGGCGGGGCGATGATGGGATTCCAGATGGGCGGTCCGTTGGGTGCGCTGATAGGTGGCGCGGCGGGCGCGCTGATCGGTATCGGAGAGAAGCTCGCGGGCGTTGAGACTCCTGAAAATGAGGCGAAGCGGCTCGTTAAGCAGATCTACTCCCTGAATATCGATACCGCCACGGCAAAGCAGATCGCGGCAATCGCGAAGCAGAGTTACGGCGGTCATGTAAGTTCGGCGGTGCGGAGTCCGGAGGTTCGGCAGTTGCTTCAGTTGGTTGCCGAGAATACCGGGCAGAAGAGTAACTTGTTTCTGAACGATCCGCACGGCGTCAATCTGGTGCAGTCGAGCGGGCTCCGGCAGGGCGCGGTGTACAACAACGGCACGCCGTACACGTACACGTCCAACCTTCCGGTGTCGGGTCCGGCGGGGTCCACGATTCCGACGGGTAATCCGTTCGGGGGCGGAGTGACCGTGATGGTGTCTCCCGAGCAGACGACGAACCTGTGGGCTACCGGTGTTGCGGCGGGCATCGCCGGTAGTCCGCGGCAGGTGGCCAGTGCCGCGGTGAATGGCGGGCTGGCCAGCTCGGCGCGGGTGAACGGGGCGATCATGACGTTCTCTCCGGATACGGTCGCATTCTAAAGAGGAAAACACATGCCAGGTAGTGTGCTAAATGCCGCGCCCGTCGGGGTGCTTCCGCAATCTCTGTGTACGGCGTTCACGGAGAAGCGGGAATGGGCGTCTCGGGTGAATGAGTATCACGACGGAGCGCGGCAATCCACAGCGATGGTGAGTATCAGCCGGCGGTCATGGTCGCTGAGGAAGCGGCTGACTCCGGCGGTGCTCGCCACGCTGTGGACCTTTTGGAAGGCGAATCAGCACGGGGCGTTCTACTTCTACAGCCCCAAGGAGCCGGCGACTGGGTATGCCGTCGGCTCCAACTACGACGGAACGGGAGCTTCGACGCAGGGAAGGTATACCGTCCGCTTTAACGGCGACTGGAATCAGTCTACGTACATCCCGCGGGCGGACTGCACAGTTGAATTGATCGAGGTGGCGTAACTTATGAGCGATACTATCGGCCGCATCACGGTTCCATCCGTCACTCCGGCGGCCACCTTTCCGTTGGTGACTGACTACGCGCACGGCAAGACGCGCAAGCGCCAGGTGATTACGCACACGCTCGGCTCGGCAAACGCGAAGATCGAGCAGCGGTATCACTACGGCGATCCGGCGGTTCGGTATCAGTTCCATCGGCAGTCGCTGGGCAATGCGGCGCGGAAGCAGTTGCGCGACTTCTTTGACTCCGTACAGGGCACGAACGTGCCGTTCTACTATGCGGCGCCGAACGAAGATGGAACCACTACGACCAAGACGGTGTGCTTCGACAATGCGCCGTTGACGGTGGAGGACCTGACGAACGCTACCTGTTCGGTGGGCCTGACGTTCGTGGAGATTCCGACCACAGGTCCGACGTACAGCGTGAACGCGACGGTCACGCGGTTTCCAGGTTCGACGCTCGGGACGGCATTACAGGCGCAAGCGCAAGAGATTATCCCGCTGGTGAAGATACGGGTTCTGGACTCCGCAGTGCCGGACATCTACCTGTCCGACCGGCGCGTGACTATCGGGACGCAACTGTACCTGCCGCGGCTGTTGAGGATGAATGAGCCGGGGAGCGACGCGATTGTTACGCAGAGCATCGACGGTTCGACTGACGACGTGACGTTGACTTTCGGGAATGCGGATCGCGTCATGGTGCAACTGGCGAACGATACGCAGTTGCGGTGGGCGCGCGTCGAACTGTCGCTTTTCCATGTAGACGATGCGACGGCGTTGAACGGCACGGTGCTGCAACTGTGGACCGGGTACGTGATCGACTGGCACTCCGACACGGGGCCGGAGTTCACGCTGAAGGCGAGCGACATTCTGTCGGCGCTTACGCTGTCGTCTCCGGTGGGGTCGGTGTCGCGCACCTGTTGGAGGCGGTACAAGAAAGACGGATGTCCGGCGACGGGCTCCATCGACACGACTCATTTCCCGAGCGGAGATCCGCTGACGTGCGACCTCGGGTACAACACGCCGAATGGATGCATGGCGCATCAGGCGATGCAATCGTACGGTGCTACCTACTGCTCTCCGCAGTCGGTGGTGTTGCGCTCGGGTGGCATCGGGTTCGCGTTTCCGGGGTTTCTTCCGGTGGTTGGTGGACCTCTGGGTACGTTCCTCGGTTCGGTGTCCACCTGGTATCCGCGGACCTCATGCATCGCGGACAGTATCTTCGGCGGGACACTGCCGGAGGTCTGGCATAACGACGATGGGCAGCCGCAACTTGGATTGCCGGTGGCGTGCCGGATCGCGGCGGGGCGGGATGAGGATCAGTTCTACGCGGCGCTCGGGATCGTGGGGCGCGGGCCGATTGGGGCGTTCACGTCTCCGCAGATGTGGACAAGCTACGGCGCGGCGCATCCGGATACGTTCCTGGGTTCGACCTTGGACGGGCAACCCAACCATGGGTTCCAGGTGGACTCGAACGGCGCTCTGAAGTCCGGCGCGCAACCGTTGTACGGCTTGCGACAGGTGACCGGGGCTGATCCGGTTTCGGCTACCGACTACTTCTCACTCGGCAGGGTGGCGACGACGGCGGCCGGCTGGTTTACGCAGGCTTCGGATGGAAGTCTGATGTTGGAAGTGATCGGGGGAGGGAGCGCGTACAACAAGGTCTATTCGGCCGGTACGGCGTTCTGTGAGATCCGGCGGACGAAGCCGAACTCCGACCCGCTGACGGCGCCTGGGCAGCACGTCATGATGGCGATGATCTCGAAGGGACTCGCGGGATTGACGTGGAGCGGTCCGGGTTCGCGTTCCAGCGTCGCTGGTTGCGTTAATCCGGTTTGGGTGGCAGTCAATACCTACCTGAGCGCGACGGGGCTCCTGGGAGTCAGCGCGGGCACTCAAGAGACTTACTTCGACGTGGCGGCGGCCGTGGCGGCGGCTACAATCGCGGATACCTCGGTGGCGAAGATCATCGGCACGGGAACCGAGACTCAGTATCGCTTCAAGGGCGTCATTGACTCACGGAAACCGACTCGCGACTGGTTACAAGCCATCTTAAACAGTTCGCTCGGCTATTACACGTGGAGCTTCGGAAAGCTGAAGATCGGGAGCCGGGTGAATGCATCGGCGGTAAGTTCGTTCACGTCCGGTAACATCCTGTTTCAGTCGCTCTCGCTGATTCCGGTGAGTCCTAAGTTCGAAAAGTTGACGGTTCAATTCTCGGATCAGGAGTACCAGTTTCAGAACAACACGGTCGATTACGTCGATCAGGACCTGGCGGCGCGGAACAACCGGGTACAGAATCCGCTGGCGTCGCAGTTTGCGGTGAGCGGGTGTCCCACGAAGTCTCAGGCGGCTCGAATCGCCATCGTGAGATCCAGGGAGGAGATGGGCGGCGTCAATCAGGCGGAACAGGATGCGGCGCGCGTGGCCACCTGGCGGAGCACGGTTCTAGCTCTGGACACTGAGGCCGGGTCGGTGGTGAGCATTGCCGATCCAGACATACCGGGAGGGACGATGAACTTCCGGGTGCAATCCATGCGGATCAACCGGGATTGGTCGGTTGACCTGGTGGGTAAGACGGTGACCGCGAGCATGTACGATGCGACCGTGGGTCCGAAGCCGGCGGATGTGCAGCCGGGGCCGGTGCCGACGGAGTCGGTTCGAGACTCCGATGTTCCGCACGATCTGTTCTTCGGGGCGAGTTCATCGAGCTATGCGCCACCTGGATACCTGGAGTTGATCGGGTTGGCTTTCGGCGATCCGACGAATACGGACACGATCTCATCCGCGGCGTTTGCGGTCTACTTCGTGGATGACTCGCTGACGGCGGATGGACACCTGACGGCGGGGATCACGGCGGGCGCCACTTCGATCTCGGTGGATGGGTGGGGGTCGATCTCTACCGGGGATATGGTGATTGTCGATAGCGAGATACTGCTGATCGGCACGAAGACCGGACTGTCGGCGGCGGTGACGCGAGCGCAGAAGACTAGCGGCGTTTCGGGCGGAGCGTCGGCTCATTCGTCCGGGGCTGCGCTTCAGAAGGTATTGACGGTGCTGAGGAATGAGGCGTTTCCGCCTGGATTCTTCTACGGTATCGGGACTGGCGATGTCAATCCGCAGTTGATCTACTGGAAGGCGGACATCGCACTCTCCAATATGCGCGTGCTGGCGGCTGACGGGTACGTGGTGAATGCGTACGGGCCTTCGGACACCTACACGGCGAATTGGACGGGCGGACTGGATAACGGGATTCTCACGGGCAGTCCGGCGGCGTCCTCGGGTGTCACGCTTCAGGTGGGCGGGACGCTGGCGATTGGCTCCAATCTGGCGCCGGTAGTCGCGCTGAACGCGGATCGGCAACCGCAGAGCGTATCTGTGCATCTCAAGACGGCTCCAACCGGGGCGGCGTTGACGTGTCAGATCAATCTCGGCGGGACGCTGTGGATGACGTTGACCGTGCCGGCGGGGGCTACGTCTGTTTCGGCTACGTCCGGGCAGCTTTCCGCGGCGGGACAGTTAACGTCGGGTTCACTCATCACATTGGATGTTACGGCCACTGGGACGACGTTTCCGGGGTCCGATCTTTCGGTGTTCATCTACTTCTAATGTCCGAGACTATCTACAAACTGGAACCGAACCGCACGATGCACTTGCGCGGCTTCGACCGGCGCGGTGCGGCGGCGGCTCTGCATCACACGTCGGGGACGGGGTTCACCGTCTCCGGCGTGTTCAGAGATCCGGCTGACTTCGCGGTGGTGATGTTGTGGGATGCGGATGACTACTTCGGGCACAGACAGACCACGAAGTACCTGCCTGATTTCGACTTTACGGGCATGACGCTCGATTTCGACGTGGCCTACTCCAATCTTCAGTGGATCGAGTCGCTGAAATACGCTTCCATCGACTGGCCGTACCTGGACTATGCCACGTCGGACGGTAACTCCGGCACGATCAAACTGAGGGACTACATCACGGCGCGAACGGGGCGGGTGAACCCTACGAAGACGTTCACGGTGAATGCTAGCCTGATCGACGTATTCAATCCAACATGGCCACACAGCACTCGTTATGACCGGGTAACGATGAGCTTCGAGCGCTACTCCTGGGACTACATCGTGCCAGGTTCGCCTTCGGTGACCTTCGCGTTCTGGAATTGGCTTGGAACCGGGTTTCACCACACGTTGACCATCGACGGGACGACGTACACCTATATCCAGACGGCTACGGACGGTAGCGCGGATATCGCGGCCGGACTGGCAACGGCCGCGGGCGCGGACCTGAACGTCCATATCGATCAGTTCGGACACGAACTGGCGCTTACGCCGATCACGAACGACGGTGACACGATCACGGTGAGCGCGGGGCCTGATGGCAACGCCGATGGGACGCTGTGGCGCGCGGCGAATCCGGATCAGGTGATTGCGACGTGGATGGCGGCGGCGATTAACGGGACCTCCTGGGAAGCCGGGACGGCGGTGAAGCTCTCGGCGACAGCGACGGGGAACCAGTTCACGGTGACCGTTCAGCCGGCGAACTACGGCGCCGCGGCGGACGCCAATATGTGCGCGATGTTCGAGCAGCATAAGACATCGACTACCACGATCACGCCATCGGGGCGGACGGCGATCTCGGGAGGGGTTGATCCGACTACGGTCCATGTGTCGATTCCATTCAGCACGGCTTTCGGTGCGAACGCGACGAAGGTCCGGCAACTGTGGTTGACGCTGGCGCCGCAACTGACCAACGGGGCGGCGTACGCGTCGCAGGAATGGACGGCGGCATTCGCGAATTGGAGTATCACCGATCCGAGCGGGCATCGGGCGTTGAAGATCGCGGGGCCTGGTAGCGTGCGGGTGGAGAGTCGCGACGATTGGAGCAGGTTTACGGGTTCCAGTTGGGTGGAGGAGGCGAGCAATCAGGCGGGCGGTACCGGGTGGTTTAGCGGCGGGTTCGCTAAGCGCGCGAATGCGACCGGGGACACGGTGACGGTGCGGTATTCGTGCCAGCACGCGCACGATCTGTACATTGGGACCTCACTGTATAAGGACAGGGGGATCGTATCAGTGTCGCTGGATGGCGGCTCGGCTACTGCGCTCGATTGCTTTCTGTGGACGGAGCCTCCGCTGGTGACACGGCGGATTGTTCGGTCGGGAGTGGCGGCGGGGAATCACACGTTGACGATTACGGTGACCGGGGCGAAGCATACGGCGGCCGGGGCTTGGGATAACGCATCGCTCGGGACCTACTTCTACTTCGATTACTTGGAGGCGGCGGTGCTGAGTGACGTGCCGGACCCGGCGGCCACGTACGCGAACGTGATGCCGGCGACTGACTTCGATACCGACCACGGATACAAGATGTCGCCGCAACGGCTGGTGTGGATGCTCGATAAGCTCGGCTTCCGGGGCGCGCTGGATCATTACCTGGGTGTGTTCTGGTGGAATCAGCGGGTGCGGAGCGGCGGGAGCTTCCATTCGGCTACGGTGACGTTCGCGGGATGGGCTTCGTTGGCGGAGAAGTCGCAACAGTTGAAACTCCAGTTCGGCGGGGCTACGCAGGGGGACAGCGCGGGAACGTATCTGATCCGGCAATACCTGCCCACGGATACCGATGCTTCGCTGGCGCAGGCCTTCGCCGATTACGTCAATGAGACGCTGATCGGCGTATGGGCATCGGTGGCCGGCGCGGTTCTGACGATCACGGCGCGCTCTCCGGTGTATGACTTCAACTTCTGGGCATTCTCCAGCAGTACGGATGGGACGGCGACGTTCGGCACGATGGCAAAGACTGGAGACCTGCACGCGGGGACGGAGGGAACGTGGCTGATCGATGACACGCACACTCCGGTACTGAACCGCGGGGCGACGGACTGGCACGCGGACCTATGGAGCGAAGTCCATGCGAAGGGGTGGGGCGCGGTCGCTTCCTTCTCGATGGAGTTGGTCAACCCGCCGGATGCACCGATCAGTGGCCACGTTTACGCTCAGCGGTATAGAGACGGGACGGCGGTGTTGACGGATACGGGGTTCGGCGGACTGCAATCGACGCAATGCACGTTCAATGCGACGGTGCGCGATTACCAGAAGGTGGCGTTCAAGGAGATGGCCGGGTTGATGGCGGCGGCGGGGCTTACGCCGTGGCTTCAGTTCGGCGAGTTCTTATGGTGGTTCTTTCCGGGGCAAACTCCGACCGATACGAAGGGGATGGCGTTCTACGATGTGGACACCAACGCGGCGGCGGCGGCCGGGACCGGGCTCGGGAGGCAACTCGCGACATTCACCTGGCCAACTGACGATCCGGCTGTGTTCGGGTACGCGGATGCGAACTTTCTGGCGGCGCGGATCAAAGCACATACGGACGCGATCAGCGCTTACGTCAAGGCGTCATACCCGACGGCAAAGTTCGAACTGTTGTGGCCGTACGATGTGAACTACCCGACGCCAACGGCTATCGCGGGGATGGGCGGCCGGCTGAATCGGTACGTTAACCTGCCGGTGCAATTCCAGGCGAAGTCCGGGTCCGGGTTGGACCGGATCAAGATGGAGGGACTGGCGTTCGGCGCGAGCGAGCGGAACTTCACGCAGGCGCGGGAGACGGCTCGGTTTCCGTACACGTCTCCGCTGACGTGGAGCAAGGCGGACACGGCGTTTCTCTTTCCATGGTTCAACGGCGGCTGTCCGTGGCCGATGGAGTACCTGCTGGCGGTGAACGAAGGTTCTCCGCTGGTGAATATGTGGGCCTTCGATCATCTGTGCCTGATGAGTTGGCCTATTCCCCTGCCAAGTAATTCAACTTCCGCGCAAGTGTTCTAACGGCGCGGTCAATTCTTTCGAGGTCAAATGCAGATACAACGTGTACGCAATATCCTTGTCTGTGCGCTGCTGGCCGTGCTGATTGCGGCCGTGGTGTACGGAATCCTGTTCATGCGGGCGGTCACTGCTACGGTGGGCGCGCTGCCTGGAGAGATCGACGCCACACGCTCCGCTCTGTTGGTGGAGGTCCGCGATACGCGGCGGGTTCTGCTCGCTGAAGTCGATGGGCAGATGTCCGGAATCCGGCGCGATGCGGTGGGGCAGATCGCGGCACTTCGAACGGACGCGATGGGAGTTGTCAAGGAATCCTTGACAACTGCGGATCGGCGCGTCGGGGACACGCTGGCGCGGGTAGACACCGCGCTCGGGATTGTGGATTCCCGCTCATCGCAGGCGCTGGGTTCCATCGACGGGATACGGGATGACCTGAAGCCTACCCTGTCGAACACAGCCGCGCTGACGGCTGACGTGAAAGACTCCCTGGACGATCTGTACTGGGATCTCAAGGCGAGCGTCGAATCGGGGACGGTCACGATGCACTCCGTTGCCGTCGCCTCCGAAGCAGTGAGCGCGGCGGCTCCGAAGCTGGCGGCTTCCGCGGTTGGCGTCGGGGCGAGCGTGGAAGGGATCGCGGCCGATGTCCACACTGCGACTTCCGATTTTGTAGCACCTAAGACCACCTGGCAAAAGTTTAAGGGGTGGCTTGAGACGGCCGGGAAGATCGGCGCCCGGTTCCTGTAGTAATTCCATCGCCCTACCGATCTGGGCATAAAAAGGACAAAATGACGTTCAAAACGATCTCTGTAATTGCTGTTGTGCTCGCGTGTCTCTGCCTGCCGGCGGTGGCGCAAACCTCTCCACTGTTTCTTTCGGTTGGCGGAGGGTACTCCGATAAGGTCGGGATGACGGCCAGCATCGGCGTGCCTGTAGTTGGAACGGGAACCTATTCGGTGACCTCCGCAGACTTCGCGGCGAAGATCGACCCGGTGACGAAGCAGCGGGTGTTATTCACCACGATCCGCACTGGGATTCAGCAAGTCGTGGCGACGGCGGACCTCGGCAAGTCCGGGAGTCTGGCTCTGGCGATCAGCGCCGATGCGGGGGCCAGCGCCGGGAATAGCATCGTGGGATTCAATGCGTCCACGGGAGGAACGCTGGTGTATAGCCCCGCGAAACTGCCGAACCTCGGCTTCTACGGCGCCTATCGGGCGAATAAGGGTCCGCAGATGGCGGCCACCGATGCCACCGTGCAGACCGCGATCAGCTTCGGAGTGATTCTGAAGCTGAACAAAAACTGAGGGTGCGGCGATGGGCCGGAAAGATACTGCGAGTTCTATTGCAGGGGGCGGCGCTGGCGTCGCCCTCCTGCTCACAGTTCGATGGGACGCCATCCCGTACGGCGAATGCGTCAAGGTTGGCGTGGCATTCATGCTCGCCATCATCGGATATCTCATGTATCGAGGAGGGGGAGATGGACCTGGAGCGACAAAAGAGACTTAACGAAGTAGCGGCCGTGGCGGTGCGCATCGAGACGGAAACGGGCGTTCCGGCTACGGCCATCGTGGCGCAATGGGCGCTCGAATCCCAATGGGGAGCGAAGCCGGCGGGGCACGCGAACTACTTCGGGATCAAGAAAGCCGCACGGCACGCGCAATGCTGCACGGTGACGACGCGGGAGGTGATCAAGGGCAAGTCGGTCATGCAGGACCTGGAGTTTGCGGATTACGCTTCGCTCGAAGAATCCTGCCGGGACTACGCCTGGCTGATCTCGCACGGCACTCCGTACCAGAAGGCGTGGCAGGGTTACCAGACCGGCCGGGACGCGGTGGCGCTGATCGCGGGGATTGCCCACACGTATGCTACCGACCCGAACTACACGCAGTTGGCAACGCAGAACGCACAGCAGGGGAACGTACAGCAGGCGATTCAGGCGGCGCGCTCGTGACGGCGGAATGGTTGGCAGCGATTGCGGCCGTCGTGTCGCTGATCGGGAGCCTGGTGGTTGGGCTGGTGGCGTGGGGCGCGAAAGCGGAAGTCGCCACGCTACGCGCGGAGATGGCGCTCGGTAACTCCAAGTTGGATACGGTGCGGGTTGAGGTGCGCGCGTCCATCGCGGAGGCGGTGAACGACTTCTACGTCAGGGTCAACGGGAACTACGTAAAGAAAGAGGTCTGCAAGACGATCCACGCGGCGGTGGAGAACCGGCTGGTCAAGATCGAGGAATCGGTGGAGGGGATGGATTAAATGGCGCACACAAGTCAGCACCGACTGGAGACGCGGAAGTGTCCAGTCTGCAAAAAGAAAAAGACCTACCCGGCGCGCAATGAGACGTGCTCGTTTGAGTGCGGGCGGAAGTTGGAAGCCGAACGGAGACAGCCGGCGCCTCCGCAGATTGCGGATGAGGACCTCGGCGCGGAACTGCTCACGGTGCTCAAGAAGTCGCGGGGACGCGCGACAGTGCGCCTGATCTCAGAGGCGCTGAACAAAAGCGAGCGAGCGATTCAGGATGCCATCGCGGGATTGCGCGACGCGGGGCATAATGTCGCCATCCGGACGGACGGGGTGTGCGACATCGGCGGGGATGTGAAACCGGGGAATGCGGTCCGGATCGTCCATGACATCTCGGATTACCACTCGCGGGTGCGTCGGTTCGGGGTTACCTCGGACAATCACCTGGGGAGCAAGCACGAGAGGTTGGACGTGCTGAACGCGCTGTACGATCTGTATGAAGCGGAGGGTATTACCGAGGTCTACAACGCGGGCAACTGGATCGAGGGTGAGGCACGGTTCAACAAGTTCGATATCCACGTGTACGGGATGGACCGGCAGGTCGATTACTGGATTAAGAACTATCCGCAACGGAAGGGAATCACGACGCGCTACGTGGCCGGCGACGATCACGAAGGCTGGTACCAGCAGCGGGAACAGGTGGAGATCGGGAAGTATGCGGAACTCCGGGCGCGGGCGGCGGGCCGGGAAGATCTGGTGTACCTCGGGTACGTGGAAGCGGACATCGAACTGAAGGCGGAGGGCGGATCGCGGATCATGCGCGTGATGCATCCGGGCGGCGGATCGGCTTACGCGCTGAGTTACTCGATGCAGAAGATGGTCGAGAGCTTCCAGGGCGGCGAGAAGCCGTGCATTATCCTGGCTGGACACTACCACAAGTTCGACTTCAACTACTACCGCGAGGTGTTCACGGTGCAGACCGGATGCACTTGCGATCAGTCGATCTTCATGCGTAAGCAGAAGATCCAGGCGCACGTGGGCGGCTCTATCGTGGAGTTCAATCAGGCTCCGGATGGCACGATCAACCGGTTCAAGGTGGAGTGGTTGCCGTTCTACGACCGCGGCTTCTACGCCGGCAAAAAGCGGAGGTTCTGAACGGGAGATTAGTCGATGTTCGACAAACTGATCGACCTGTTCATCTCTTTCATTCACCTGTTCCAGTTCTTCTTTGTGATCGACTGCTACCAGCGGGGAGTCGTATTGAGGTTCGGCCACCTTCACAGGTTGGCCGAACCTGGCTTCCATTGGTTGTGGCCGTTCAGCGCAGAGAAGTACCTGGCGGTGAGCGTGGTGCCGGAGACGATGATCGTCGGACCACAGTCGCTGACAACACACGATGGGCAGTCTGTGATTGTATCCACCGTCGTGACGTTCTCGGTAAGCGAGGTGCAGAAGTTCCTACTTGAAGTTGAGGGCGCGCACCAGGTTATCGAGGACAGCACCTACGGATCGGTTTCCACGTTCTTTCTGGAGAGAACGTGGGAGCAACTCCGCGGTGCGGAAGTGAGCAACGAACTGGCGAAGGTTGTACGGCGCCAGGCGAAGCGGTACGGAGTCGAGATCCTGAACGTTCAGATCTGCGACTTTACGCTGAGTCGGTCACTTCGATTAATGCAGCAGTTCAGCCATCACTCACACGGAGCGGAGAAATGAAGATTCCCGACAAAGAGACGTTTAAACGGTTGTCCGCTGGGCTTCGGTTGGGCAACCACTTCCGCGCGTGGGATAGCCTGGCGGATCTGGAAGCGAGCGGGTATCGAGGCTCCGTGACTCAACAGGCGATGTTACCGGGCCTATCGAGCACGGAACTCTTTATCCCGAACATCAGCGTCGCTGAAGTGCTGGAACGTTCGCGCGGTATTGGCGGGGTGTACTGGCGCGAGATCGCGCATCAGCCGGACTGCCCTGGCGCGGGCTGTCATGGATGCGGCCGGACTATCAACCTGGAGGCGATGCGCGGGGAATGCGGGATCTGCCTTCGTCATGCACACCATCCGACGCTGAACCTTCGGCGCGATCTGATCGAGAACGGCCGGGAGGTTCAGGGATTGGAGGCGGTGTTGTTGCTCCGCCGTTACCTGCACGAGGACTTCGATGTATTGCAGGAGATCTGGGACTCCTACCCGGATGCGGTGATCGAGGCGAGCCGGTTTAGTGTTCCGGTGGGCGTGCTGGATAGTCGGCTTGTGGTGTGGGAGGTGAGGGACTACTGATGGGGCACTCGAACATAGGGGACGGGATCGGCGGCGGCCAAATCAAGACAAAGGGGGAGTTTTATCGTCTGTACAATCGGCTGGCGCTTGGCAATATGCTGCGCAATTGGACGTTGGCGGAATGGGCAGCGTTCGACCGCTCGGGGGAGTATCCGGTGGATGTCATTGCGGCGCGCTGTACCAGCACGGCCGGCGCGCCGATGCGCTATGACTTGCGGCCACAGGATGCGCTGAGTTGGGTCCGGGAAACCTGCAAGGCACAGGGAATCGCGCCTGGAGCGTACCAGTTGGCGGAACTGGCGGCCGATCATATCAACACGCTTCAGGCCGAACTGATGCGCACGGAAGACTACCTGTACTTGCGGTACACGCTGTTCAGCCACAAGCGGATGAGGGACTGTATCAGCGATGCCCTGCACGTGTCCGGATTGCGGGCGCTGGGGTTGTTGAAGCTCTACATGGACCCGCCGAGCTACGACTTCACGATGGACCTGTTGGACCGATACCCGGATAGCGTGGTGGAGTTTTGCTGCTACGAGAAGTCGGTAGGCGTGCTCGGCTGGAACACGCTGTTTTGGGAAGTGCGCAACTACTAAGGAGGGTGCGCTGATGATTACGTTTACAGGTACGCACGTTACACGGGAATTCGGCGCGCCATCGGTCTACGACCTGGCGGTACAGCTTATGAGGCTGTGTCGCTTCGGCGGCGGTTGCCAGTTGTGGTGGCCGGTGGGGATGCACTCGCTGGTAGTCGCGGACCTCCTGCCGGAGGAACTGGAGCATCACGGGCTATTGCATGACGCGGCGGAGTCCGCGGTGGGGGATGTATGCAGGCCTTTCAAGACGGACGCGGCTCGCAAATTGGAGCGGGCCGTGATGGAGCGGATCTACGTTCACCTGGGGGTACCGCTTCCGACGCAAGGGGAGGAGGAGTTGATTCATCGGGCGGATATGCAGGCGGTGAACGCGGAGGGCGCCACGGAGTGCTCTCCGCGGGGGTACGTGTACGTTCAGCCGAACTACCAGGTTGACGAAGCGGCGCTGCTGGCGACGAAGCGCTACCTGGAAACGTACTCTCCTATCGATGCGATCACTCCGGATGGCCGGTGGCCGAAGCTGTTCGAGCGAAGGCTTCAGAGCGCGATCACGAGGGTTCATTACTCGCCGGTATACGTCAGAGCAGTACACGGGAACGGCTTAGGGCGCAGGCTTGACGGCCGGTGCATTCGCCATCTCGGCGAGGAGACGCGTCTGGGTGCGCATCTCCTCGCTTTGCCAGCGGAGTTCCTTGTGGATGCCGTAGAGTTTCAATGGCGCGAGGATTAGCGCGACGGCTAACAGGAATCCCATAACCCAGAGAACTACGTACAGGGCTGATCCCACTGCGAAAGTGGCGTCTGTTGGTGTCATTCGTTGATCGTCTCGATGAGCCATTCAAAGTTGGCTCTGACAGCTTTGCGGAATCCGTTTGCGCGTGGAGCCTTCGACAGGCACGCGACTAGAAGCCAGACGAGTTCGCAGTCGTGCTTCGACAGCCCGACGAGCTTATCCGAGCCACCCGTGATGCGGGCGAGCTTCTCCAAGATTGCTTCGGTGATCCAATCGGTCTTCGACACGTTCGCGGTGGCGCTCTCTTGCTCCAGCTTTTCCAGGACTGCGGGTGGCAGCCGCAGGCTGATTGCCTGTTTATTCATAATCAGTGTGAAATTCGATTATAAACTCTCAAATTTTTATTTTTTACGTGTATGACAAAATTCCTTGACGCGTCATACGCACGATGATACCGTCATGCCTGTAGTACTTCTTAGTACTTTCGGACACGAATAGCTCAAATGATTTGTGATCTCAATCTCCGGACCGTTTCAAGCAAAACGGACCCTTTTCTATTTAATCCGAAAAAAGATTTGAAGGTCGGTGTTTTCGCGGGCGGAGTCCAGATCAGATTTCTATAGTGGATGTGTTAAGGGAATCACGAGCAACCCGCTGTCAACGGATCGCTCGTGAGTAGGGATACCTTACGGTGAATTCCCCAGTGCCAATTCCATCGTAAGGCTATCGCCACCCCAGCGTCAAGTTCCAATCCAACCCTGCGGGGAGAGGTGTGTCTTCACATGGCGACATGCGGGCGATGCGGTAAAGCGGCGGAATTGCAGGTGTTTTGGGCCGGCGGGAAGCGCCGGGAGCGGCTTTGCGAAGGCTGTCACGCCGAAGCGAAAGAGAATCGCGGACTGACCGTGGAGCAGATCGCGGCGGAGAACGAACGGTGGGAGCGGACGTTCCAGAAGTTCGTTGACCCTACCTACTACCGGCGGCCGGCGATGTCCACTCTTCAGTCTTCGTTCGGCGCGTTCGCCTCACAGATGGAGGTTCTCTACCGTGCATAAGCCTGGCTTCGAGTATCGCTTCGTCAGCCTGAATTCGCCGGACGGAATCGCCGCGGTCGAACAGAAGCTCAACGCATGGGCCGAAGAGGGTTGGCGCCTACTCCCGATGGTGGTGAGTGGCGGCCAGTTCGGCGTGATGGAGCGAGCGCGATGAAAGAGATTCTGGATGTCCGGTACGAGGTCGTGTACTACGACCTGAACCACGGACGGTCGATCTACTGGCCATCGGACAATCGCTCCGGCGTGCTGGCGGACAAGTTGCGCGAGTGCAGGGCGGCGGGGCACACGAATGCGCGCCTGTCCGAGGTTGGCGGACGTGCCTGAGGTCTCTCCCAAGAAGCGGAGCCGGATTATCCGAGAGGTCCATGCGGACCCGGAGAAGCGGTGGGCCGGTTCGATTGGGGGACATCGCGTAGAGATCAGAATTGACCGGGCTCACGGCGTGTGCTGGAGGGTGTGCGTATCCCGCCGCTGGCACGAAGGCGTAGCGGGCACGGTGTGGGATGCGCTCCTTGCGGTTGAGGGTCCTTTCACCTTCTCCATGGGGCAGGTGGACTGCGAACCATCTGCCCCGCTTTTTGAGGAGCACAGCGAGTGATTAAAGGTTACCGGGCGACAAGAGGACAAAGACGATGACGAAAGAGATCAGAACCATGGATGCCGGACGGGGGATTATGCAGATCACCACGTTCGATGAGCGATGGTATGCGCGTCCGGTGACGGACCCGGAGACCGGTGTTCCGACGTTCGAGTTCGTGCCGTCGGTGACCTGGATCGCGGGGCACTATCCGAAGGGTATCGGGTTCTACAAGTGGCTCGCGAACCACGGATGGGATGAGGCGGAGGAGATCAAGCAGGCGGCCGGCAATAAAGGGTCGAAGGTCCACTTCGCGATTGGCGCGCTGGTGGCCGGCGACAAGATCGCGATGGACGCGAAGTTTCTGAATCCGGGGACGGGGCAACAGGAGGAGCTTTCGGTAGTTGAGTGGGAAGCTCTGATGTCCTTCGTGGATTGGTTCGGGCGCAACAGGCCGGAGGTGCTGCGGAGCGAATACGCGATCTGGAATGACGAATACGGCTATGCCGGGACGGTGGACCTGAAGTGCCGGATGGAGGGCGCGGTGTGGGCCATCGACTTCAAGACCTCGGCGGCGATCTGGCCGGCGTACGAGCTTCAGCTTTCGGCGTACAAGCACGCTGATCCGGAAGTTGAGAAGGTGGCGATTCTCCAGGTTGGCTACCGGCTCAACAAGAAACAGAAGTTCAAGTTCACCGAGGTGCCGGACAAGTTCGGGTTGTTTCTGGCGGCTCGGCAGATCTGGCAGAACGAGACTGCCGGACAGGCTCCGTTGCAGCGGGATTATCCGCTGTCGCTGTCTCTGTAGGGCGAGGAGGCTTGTTATGTTTGCAACGGCGAAAGCAACTTTGGAGCGGAGTGAGACGTTAAGGGCGCGCTACGAACGGCTTCGGAAAAAGCCTACGGGTACGGATGTTTTGAGCGGGATTCACGGCGGCCAGAAGGTCGAACAGAATCCGCATCGTGTGGACCTTGCCGGGGTGGCTCTGTCGAACGCGAACGAGCGTTGCACGTACTGTCAGGGGACCGGCCGGGTGAAGGCGTACAAGGCTACGCGGGTGTGCGTATGCGCCTATCGTGGCATCGCCCGTAAGTGCATGGATCGGTACCGCATCATCCGAACGTCCGGGCCGTGGGGGAAGTGCAGCATCCAGCGGTCCGAGGGCGGCGGATTGATGCGGGGGTTCAAGGAAGTCGAATTCCTGGCGGATGTTGACCTGGCGGCGCGCCGGGTGCTGAGTGCTGAGGAGCGGAAGGTCTACGAACTCTATTCGGTGGGAGGCTTTGCGTGGGATCAATGCGCGCGGAAGCTCGGCATGGACCGGGGAAATTTCTTTCACGCCGTGTATTCCGTGGAGCGCAAGTTGGGGAAAGCGGTATACCTCGCGGGAATCTTTCCGGCTGGTCGCTACCTGGTGGAAGACGTGGACCCGGATCAGATTGCTAAGCCGGTGAACACCAACTACAACAGTCCGAATTTCAGGTTGACGGTGATGGGCAAGTATCGACATATAACGAGTCTTAAGGGGGCGGTGGCTTGAAGCGATTACTCTTATTCTTGATTTCGGCGCCGCTGTTCGGGGCATCTACCACGGTGACGCAGAGCGTTGTAGGGCCGGACGGGCAGCCGGCGGCGGGGCAAGCGCTGATCCGGATCTCGGCGGCGTGCAAGTCCGGAACGATCTACGTAGGTGACCGGACCATCGCGGTGAAGTTCACTGCGGCGACTCCGCAGGGGCAGGCGAATAACTTCAGCGTCGCTCTGGTCCCGAATGATGCTTGCGTGCCGGCTGGTACGAGCTATTCCGTCTCGTGGACCTTGACGGGCGGACGGGCATGGACGGAGACGTGGTTGGTACCAACGAGCGGGACGGCCGTGTCCATAGATTCGGTGGTGATTACGACGACTCCGACTCCGACCTGGCTGATTCAGTGGCCACAGATCGCGCAAGGCGGAGCGGCCACGGGGCAGGCTCCGGTGTGGAACGGATCGAGCTGGTCGCCGGGTTACGTGACGGGATCGGGCGCGGCGTGGGGAGCGCTCACGGGCACGCTCTGTAATCAGAGTGACCTGTGTACCGCGCTTGCTGGCAAGGTGGGGACTTCGGATGCGCGGCTGAGCGATGCGCGGACTCCGCTGGCGCACGTACACCTGATCGCGGACGTTACGGGGTTGCAGACGGCGTTGAACGGGAAGCAAGGGACACTCGGGTTCACCGCGGAGAACGTGGCGAACCGGGGGACTGCGAGCGGGTACGCACCGCTGGATTCCAGCGCTCACCTGCCGGCGGCGAACACGGCCGCGCTCAATGGCGACGTGGCGAAGGCGGCCGGAGCTTCGGGTGTCACGGTGACGGGGATACAGGGGAGTCCGGTTGCGAGTGCGGCTCCGGCGGATGGCCAGATGATGCGGTGGAGCGCGAGCGCGGGGCAGTGGCAACCCGTCGCGGTGCGGTACACGAAGACCTTCACTGGGGTTACGACGCTGGTGATTCCGGGCACGGAGCATAATCTCGGGACGGCGGATCTGACGGTGACCTGTTTCGATGCGAGCGGACGGCGCTACGGGTTCGACACGTTGACCATCGCCCCGACGACTTTCGATGTGACAATCACGCACGCGGTGGCGCAAGACGGCCGGTGCGTGCTTCGGTAGGCGATTCGGTTCAGGAGTGAGGATATGAAGAACTTTCGGTTATGGTTTGCAGGGGCGGCGCTGGTTGCGGTGGCGCTTGTCCGACTGGGAGCGCAGTCTCCGATCACGGTGACGCAGACGGTCACACTGACTCCGAAGTTGGATGTGTTCCGGACGGCAGGTCAGGGTTTCGCGTTGACCGGGACTCCGGCGATGAATACCAGCGTTATGGTGTTTCTCAACGGGCTTCTCATGCTTCAGGGGGTGGATTATACTTTGACAGGGAACGCATTGACGTTCACTGGACAACAGGTGGGCGCCGATCCGATTATCCAGGTGATGTACTGGAAGGCTCCGCAATGATCGAGTATCGCAGGCGGGTAACCCGTAACGGGCGCATCGTCAAGACCCTCTCCGTTTCCGCATGGTCATGGATTGGCTTGACGGTCCTGGCGCTGTTAGTGGGGAAGGCGATGTTCGGGCAGGACCTGCCGAGCGCGGACACGATCCGGCTGGTTCAGGAGCGCGAAGCTCACGAGCGGGCGGTCGCGGCGCGGATCGAATACCAGATCGCGCAACAACCGAAGCCGATTGCGGCGCCGGAACCTGCACCGCGCCATCTGTCAGCCGAAGAAATGCAGCAACTCTGCATTGCCCTGGATCGGTACTTCCGTGAGAACGCCGGACGTGTGCCGATCTTCAAATAGCCTGCCGTAGCGCGGGCAATCCAATTAGCGAATCAGGAGAATTATGCAGTTTACGGTGGCGAAGTCCGCCCTGTGTCAAGCGCTGGCACTGGTTGGACGTGTGGTCGAAAAGCGCTCCACGATTCCGGTCCTCAGTAACGTGAAACTGCACGCCGATGCGGATTCGCTGACTATCACGGGAACGGATCTGAATATCGCGCTGAGCGTGCGCATCGCGGCGACGGTCGCCGAGCCTGGCGTCGCGACTCTGCCGAGCAAGAAGCTGTCGGAGTACAGCCGATTGCTGGCGGAGGGAGAGGTCAAGTTCAAGGTTGACGATAAGGCGTGGGCCACGATCACGGCCGGACGCGCTCGGACCCGTATCTCCGGGATGTCGGCGGAGTCCTTTCCCGAGATGCCGGCGGCGCCGGAGTCCAGTCTGGCGGTACCGGTTGGGCCACTGTTGGCGCTCATTAAGCGGACGCAGTTGGCTATCACCACGGTGGAATCTCGGTTCACGTTGAACGGCGCGCTGTTCGAGCACTCCGGCGGGCGCTTGCAATTGGTGGCGACAGACGGACATCGCCTGGCGTTCACTTCGGCGGAGTTGCCCGGAGATCAGACCACGAAGTTCATTCTCCCGCTTTCCGCCATCAAGAACCTGCCGCAATTGTCGAGCGGGGCGGAGACGGTCGCGCTATCGCAGGATGACAATCACCTGTACTTCCGAACGGGCGAAACGCTACTTGTGGCGCGCAAGGTTACGGGCAACTTCCCGGACTATCTGCGTGTGCTGCCCAAGGAATCGAAGGTGGTAGTGACGCTCAATCGGGCGGAGTTGGCCGGAGCGCTTTCGCGCGTGGCGCAGTTCGCGGATGAGCGGTCGCGGTCGGTGAAGTTGTCGCTGAAGGATGGAGCGCTGGAGGTGTTCGCGGCAACAGTGGAAGCCGGCGAGAGCACGGAAGCGGTGCAGTGCGACTACTCCGGATCTCCGATGGAGATGGGATTCAACGCTCAGTACCTGTCGGAATTCCTGGGAGTGGTGGACACGGAGGCTGTGGAGTTGCGGCTGAACGATGCGAAGTCGGCTGGCGAGTTCCGGCCGGCGGGCGCGGCGGACTACCGGTACGTGGTCATGCCGATGAGGATCTGAACGATGACTCTGTTGATGGGTGTCGGGATCATCTTCTGCTGGTTCGGGATGGCGTGGGCGGCGTTCAACGGAGAGTGGCGGTACCTGGCTGGATACCTCATTCTTCAGATCGGATTCGGCGTGGTTCGGGATGCGTTACGTGATTGACGCTTTCTACTGGCGGTACATCAAGATGCAGCGGTGCGCGGAGATCTCGGTGGTGTGGCGCTAATGCTACCAGATCGCGCCGGATGAATACGTCGGCGTTCGGGTGTGCTGGAACTGAAGGGGGTCGGTATGGACGTGGCGGGAGAGTTGGCGAAGTGCAAGGTAGCGGCGGAGAAGTCCGTCAAGCGGCTGGTCGGAGTGTTGGCTCCGAGTCTGGTTGGCTCGATGACAGAGCAGATCACGACGGCACTCCTGGCGGCGCGTGCCGATGCGTTGCGCGCGTTTAGCACTCCGTACCGGGGAGACCTCGGTCCGGGTCCAGCGTACGAACTGGCGGAGACGATGGAAGCGGAGGTTCATAACAGGACGGTGCGTGGCTTATGAGCGATCAACTGTCGATGTTTGAGACGCCGGAGACGTTGCCGTTTCAGGCACACTCCGGCACGTCGCGGGCGGCGGCGGAGGGGATGCGTTCGCCGGCTGTCACGGATCGAGCGGCGGTGCTGATGGTGATTCAGCAATCGACTCACGGACGGACCGATGAGGAGATACAGCGCATGTTGAAGCTCAACCCGAGCACGCAACGGCCGCGGCGGATCGAGTTGGTGCAGGCGGGAAAGGTGCGGGACTCCGGCCGGACGCGCAAGACGAAGAGTGGGCGGGCGGCTACGGTGTGGGAGGTAATCCCCGCGTGATTGTGAGCAACGTCCATCAGGGCACGCGCGCTGAGAAGCGGTCTATTGCGGTGCTTGAGCGGGACGGATACGTTTGCACGCGCTCGGCGGGATCGCGGGGTGTGTGGGATCTGATCGGCGTCCGGCGGAGTGACGTGGTGCTTGTCCAGGTAAAGACACGGAGATGGCCGAAGTCTGCCGAGATGCGGAGACTGCGAACGTTCGAGTGTCCGGATGGGGTTCGGCGGTTGATTCATCGGTGGCGGCCGGGACAGGCTGATCCGGATGTGAAGGCGCTGTAAGGGGAGATCTATGGGAATCAAGACTGACATCGGCTGGTGCGACTCAACGGTGAATGAGTTGGTGGGATGCGACGGATGCGAACTGCATCGCAAGGGCAACCCGGAGAGTCATTGCTATGCGGCGGGGCTTGTGGGGCGCTATGCGGGCCTGCCGGGTTGGGGTCCATCGTTCGATACCCCTACGTTGATGCCGGGGCGCCTGGCGAAGGCTATCGCGTGGCCGGACCTGACGGGGAAAGACCGGCCGGATAAGCCGTGGCTCAATGGTTATCCGCGTATCATCTTCACGTGCGACCTGTCGGACCCGTTTACGGAGAGCATTGACCCGGAGACGTGGCTCACTCCGAAGTTGCCAGCGATGGCGGACTCTCCGCACGTCTACATCTTGTTGACGAAGCGCGGACGGCGAATGCTCGATTACTGGCAACGTCACCCGATACCGCGGAACGTCTGGCCGGGTGTGACGGTGACGGGTCCGCAGACGCTCAAGCGCGCGGAGTATCTCTTGCAGGTGCCGGGGGCGGCGGTGCGGTTCATCTCGGCGGAACCGTTGCTTGGTCCGTTGGATCTCTGCCTTGACGGTCCGGGCCTGGACTGGGTGATTGTGGGTGGCGAGTCCGGATCGAACGCGCGGGCGATGAATCCGGGATGGGCGCGGTCGTTGCGCGATCAGTGCCAGGCGGCGAACGTCGCGTACTTCTTTAAGCAGTGGGGAGAATACGTGGGCGGAAGTTGTGACCGGAACGGATGGTTCTATCCTCAGTGCGGTCCGGATGGCGGGCAATCCGGCTCGATGAAACTGATCGAGTGGGGCGGCGGTGTAGCGTCGGACCGTATCGGCAAGAAATCCGCTGGCGCGTTGCTCGATGGTCGCGAGTGGCACGAGATGCCGAAGGTGGCCAATGGCCGGTGACTGTGGCGTCTCGCTAGAAGGGTCCATCGTCCAATGGTCGTGCGGGTGTGCGGGGCTGGATATTCAGCGCGGCGGCGGAGATCACTTCGTCCTGGCGGCTTGCGGAAAGCATAAGGAGAGCCATGCCCACTGGCACGACTTCCGCGGCGAGCGGTTCAAGCACGTCGATGCGTTGATGGCGCTGTGCGTCCTGGATGGAATCGCGGGACTGGTGCAGGATGGGTGGAAGTTGCGGACCGTGAAGGATCTCTTGGGGGTATCGAGGTGAGCCAACAGAACGTTCCGGAGTGGATGCCGCTGTACGTCTATGAGTTCATCGCGGACCGGGATGTCCAGGCGATGGAGTTGGATGAACTCGGCGCGTACTTCAGACTCATCCTTACGCAGTGGGTGAATGGGAGCGTGCCGGCGGATCGGCGGGCGCTGGCGCGGTTGCTCCACTGCGACGTGGAGAAGATGGAGCGGATCTGGGTGGCTCTGGCGCCATGCTACAGGGAGCATCCGGAGCGGCCGGGAGAGTTGATCCAGGGGCGCGTGGAAGGTGAGCGGGATGCGGCCATGGCGCGCCTGGCGGGCAACGTCAAGGGCGGAGTGGTATCGGCGTCGCGGCGTCGCACAAAGACCTACGGTCCGGCTCCGGTTGCTCCGGAGGTGCCGGCGGAGACTCCGCACGCGGAACCGGCGCGGGTACGCGACACGGGGATCATGGAGCGGTGGGAGGAGTTTAAACGGATCTATCCGGCGCATCGCCTGGATGAGGAGATTGCGTGCCGAGCGATCCTGTCGCGAGAGGAGGAGGCGGCGGACATCGTGGCGGGGCTCAAGGTGGCCGTCGGGTGCGAAGCCTGGCAGAAGGATAACGGGAAGTTCGTACCGAAGGCTTCGAACTTCATCTCGGCGGGGCAGTATAAAGACCACTTGCGCGCGGCTCCGGCGCCGAAGAAACCGGTTCCGTACTTCAATCCACGGAGCATTACTGGATGAGTGGATTACCGAGCAACGTAGACGCGGAACGGTTTGTGCTCGGGTCAATCCTACTGGATGACAGCTTCTGGGCACTGGCTACCGGCGCGCTGGAGTCGAACGATTTCAGCCTGGAGAAACATCGGCGCATCTTCAAGCGCATGGCCGGACTATCCGAGCGCGGCGACAAGATAGACCGGATCACGGTGGCTAATGAACTGATGAAGTTCGGTGAGTTGGAGTCGTGCGACGGCTTGAGCTACCTGGTGTCGCTGGATGACGGTCTACCTCAGATCCCGAATATCGATGAGTACATCCGGATCGTCAAGGACAAGTCCACACTGCGAAGCATCGTGTTAGCGTGCCAGCACCTATCGGGACGGGCGATGTCTGGAGAGGAGCAACCGGCGGAGATCCTGTCCGGGGCGAACGCCACGTTGCTTCAGTTGGCGGAGGGGTGTACTCAGACCTCTCTGGTGACTCCGGCGCAGATGATCGAGGAGGCGGGCGGGATCGGTGCGTATATCGACCGGAGGAATAAGGTCAAGGGAATATCGACCGGCTACCCGTCGCTCGATGTGATGACCGGCGGATTGCAGCCGGGGAAGTTGTATATCCTGGCGGCGCGTCCGGCGCAAGGGAAGACGGCACTCGCGTTGAATATCGCGGAACGGGTGTCAGTGCCGGTGAATGAGGAGCGCGCGGCACATATCACGGCAATCTTCTCGCTGGAGATGGCCAAAGAGGAGTTATTGGACAGGCTGATCTGTTCGCGGGCACGGATCAACACCCAGCGCTTCGGCGGCGGGTATATGTCGAAGGAGGAGGAGGGGCGCGCGTGGAAGGCTACTTCCGAGATCGCGGTCGATGACCGGATCTACATCGACGATAAGGCAAACACTTCGGAGCAGGAGATCCACGCCAAGATACGCAAGCAGCAGGCGCGCGGACCGGTTGGGTTGGTGATTGTGGATTACATACAGCTCATGTTGCAGTGCAAGGACTCGGAACGGGTGGCGGCGATGTCGCGGCTGAGTCGGAACATGAAGCTGATTGCGAAGGACTGCAAGGTTCCAATGCTGGTGTTGTCGCAGTTGAGTCGAGCAGTGGAGACGCGGGGCAGTGCGTCGAATCCGGACGGATGGCGGCCGGTGCTGTCGGATCTACGTGAGTCCGGCAGCGTGGAGCAAGACGCAGACGTAGTGGCGGCCATCGTAAGGATGGAGACGTACATGAAGGACAAGCCGGAGTTGAACGGGCTGGCGGACCTGGAGCTCCTCAAGCAACGCGGCGGACCGATTGGCCGGATTCCGCTGGCGTGGTTCGGCGAGATTGTGCGGTTCGAAGAGGCGACGCGCGGTGACGTTGATTAGCGTCTACAACTCGGCGGGATGCGTGGGGACGTGCGACGCGCGATGTTATGGGGCGCGCCACCTGGCTTGCGATTGCGTGTGTGGCGGAAGCAATCACGGGCGTGGCGAGAGGTTGGCGGTGGCGAACACCGTGGCGCACGCGGAGCGGTGGGTTCGAGAGTTTCAGGTCCGCACGGGTGTGAAGTTGGCCGGCTTCGAGTTGGGCGTGGCGGTGGAGCAGATGAGGCTATTTATGGAGGACGTGGCGGGATGACGGGAGCGACGGATCAGGAGCGGGATGCGGTGGCGACTGCCGGCGGAGATTGCCGCTGGCACAGGCCTGGAGTGATGCGCGGCGGCGTCCGTTCGTGTCGCTCATGCGTCGCGTCCATCACGGAGTGTGAGTGTTCGAACCTCGGACGCTCGCCGAAGGCGAAGTGCGCGCTGTGTCACGGCTCGGGGTGGGTCCGGATCGGCGGGGAAGGTTCGGTGTCGATATGACGGAGCGGGCGGAGATTCTCCAGAGGATATCCGGGGGGATCGGACTGATGAACGATTCGGCGGAGCGGGAGGTGGTGCGGCGATGGTGGGGCGCGGTGCGTCCGCTATTGGAGGCTCCGCGGCGCGGAGAGTTCACCGAGGAGCGATTGCGGGATCTGTGCCGGATGTACGATCAGCGAATCACGCAGGGCGGCGCCGGTACTGCGCAGAAGGCGGACACGTCGCGCATGGATGTGTTCGTGGGGGAGAAGGTGCGCCATCTGCGATGGATGCTGGAGTGCATTCCGGGCCTACCGGACGATGGCAAGGTGAATCGCTGGCTTGGATTCGTTCAGGGCGTGCTGTCGGCTTTGGGGATGTACACGATTGACGAACTGCGGGATCACGTGACGGAGGCGAAGCGATGAACGTAAAGACTCCGGCGGATTGGCTGATGAATGACGGGATGTCCACGGAGAAGCATTACACGATTCAGGATATCGCCGAACTGTGGAAGCTGTCGGAGACGATGGTGCGGGATCTCTTCAGGGAGGAGCCTGGTGTACTGAGGGCGGAACGGCCGCGGACTCGATTCAAGCGCGGGTACACCACGATCCGGGTACCGGAAACCGTCTTGCATCGAGTCCACGCGCGCATGATGTGCAGGCCGGCTTAACCTACCTTGGTCTTTCCGCCTTCGATCACGGCGAGCTTCTTTGGTTTAGATGGGGCGGCGGTCCAGGCGCGGCGCACGTCGTCTTCGAGTTGCGTTTGCAGGGACTGCACCCATGGCCAGTAGTGCTGTTCGGTGATCTTGATTGACTTGTGTCCGAGGAGCTTCGACACGCGCTCCAGGGGTACGCCTTCGCGAAGCAGGCGGACGGCGAAGGTATCGCGGAAACGGTGGGGGTGCGCGTCCGGCACCTTAGCCTGATCGCAGAGCTTGCGGAGCGTCCGGCGGTAGTTTCCGGCTTGCGTGTCCGCGAGTCCATCGCCTGTCCAGAAGTAGTATTTGCCCTGGTACGGGGTGAGGGCGTTGAGCGATTCCATCACGAACGGGGGCAGCGGAAGGTACACGCGCGTCCCGGTTTTCATGCGGCGGAGGAATAGGCGGTCTCCGTTGATGCGGCTGGTGTCGAGCCGGGTAGCGTCGCCGATGGCGAGTCCGCTATGCTCCATGAGGCGGATCAGCGCTTCGAAGCGTACCAGGTGGTCGGAGTCGATGGCTTTGCCGCGGCTGGCTTCGTGGCGCGCGGCGGCGTACTTCGGTAGACCGTCGTAGATGCGCCGGAGTTCATCGTCCTCAAAGGGTAGGGTCGGACACTGCTCCTCCTGGGTGGGCTCGGGCACCTTCACCGCGGACGCCGGATTCTTCGCGATCCATTCGTTATCCACGCAATATCCCAAAAATGAGCGTAGACGTTCCAGCTTCTTGGTTGCCGCAAGGTGGCCATCCTTCCAGTATTGGCGGAACTCGCGCATCGTCTCCACGTTGATCTCACTGAGGAGTTGGACGGCTCGCGAGGCGGTGAACTCCGAAAGCGTGGGGGAGTGTCGGGTGGGATCGAAGCGGCCGGGTCCGGTGACGCGCTCGCGCTTGAGCAGGACTTCGTATTTCTTGACGGTGGGAGGCCGGAGGCGGGTCCGGGCATCGAGCAGGAACTTCTCGATAGCCTCCGCGACGGTGGGGCCTTGCGACTGTTGGGGGGCGGCCGGCACTTCCCACGTTCCGCGAGCTTCGGCTTCGCTGATCGTCTGGGAGGCGCGCTGCCAGTTCGAGGTCTTCAAGCTGCGGCGGATCATCTCGCCACCGATCATCCCTTCGACGTGGATGGGGCACTGGCAACGGCGGTATTCACGGTCGTAGCGGGCCTCTTTGGGGAGCTTGCGGTTGGCAACGCATTTCTCAGTGTGCAGGCGGTAGATGTTCAGCATCGGTATTCCTCCCGAAGCCGCATTGTAGCGCGATGAAGCACAACTGGACTACAACCGAGATCCTGTTATCATGTAAGTTATTGATTTTAATAAGAAAAAACTGGTGAGCCGGGCGGGACTCGAACCCGCGACCCTGTGATTAAAAGTCACATGCTCTACCAACTGAGCTACCGGCCCTTGGGAATGGTTGGATGTGCG